ATACCCATGTGTTGCCATCTGCCAGACCCCAAGCCAGGCGACCGCGCCCAGCGCGATGAGCCCCGCGGCGACGAGCGCTCCAACCCTGCGCTGCACTCTCCTCATACCCACCCCCTCTTCACGGCCACCACCCGAAGAACCATAGGGCGCAACACACCACGCCGTGAAGGCATCCATCCTCCACCCCCCCCTACTGCACCACGGTAAACTCACCCACCCCCGGACCCTGCCGCACACACACGTCCGTACTGTGCACCCGCCCATCGATGATCGTGGTGATCGTCGTCATCCGGCATGCCTGCCCCTCCCGCATCACCACCTGCCTCGGGATCACCGATCCCGCCGCCTCCGCGCCCTGCCAGTGCACCGGCCGCTGGGTCCGCATCGCCTCCCGCAGCGCTTGCGCCTGCCGCTGTTGCGCCCCGGCGTCCATCGCCGACCCGATACCCGCCCCAGCCAGCGCACCTAAGACCCCACCCGCCGCGATCGCCAACGGGTTGCCGCGCGACACCGTCGCCCCGAGGAGGGCACCCCCCGCTGCGCCACCAAACCCCCCGACCGCCGTGCGCGACCCAAACTCCCCCGCCGCGCACCCAGTCAGCATGATCCCCACCACGATTACGCCGGCTCTCGCTCGCATCACTTCCTCCTTGCGTGGCCCGACGGCCACCGCTATAATCGTCACTACGATGGGTTCTACCCACCCCATCCCCTCTCTGACGCTGCGGCGACCAGGGGGAGCTGCCCTGACTGCTCCTGGTCGCTCATTGCGTACCGCAATCTAATATACAAATGATATACAAATCCCTAAGCGATGTCAAGCGCATTGTGGTACATGTGTGTGTGCTATTTTCTTGACCTGTCGGTTCATAGATATGGCGCCACACCTAGACCCCGGTGCGCGACCCCCCGACCAGCGCGGCCGGGTACCGCGTCACCAGCTTGAGCGGTCGCCCGCGCTTGCGCTTCTCCTCCGCCTCCGTTTTGCGCAACAGCGCGCAGGCCAGGGCACACATCGCGTCCCCCAGATGGCTGTACCTTTTCTTCGGCGGCACCTGCTCGTTTCGTACCTGCTCGCTCGCGTTGGTCTCATACGCCCACCCCCCGTCCAAACACCGCACGAGGAGTGCCGCCCCTTGCCCGTCGATCCGCACCCACGGCGTGCCGCCGTGCCCCCGCTCCAGCGCCTCCTTCAGCCCCTGCCGCCTCGCCGACCAGCCCACCGGGGCCGCCACATACCGCGCCGGACCCAGCACCTCAAAGACCTTCCGCAGCGCCGTCTCCTCGCTGTCACTCTGTTCGCGTTCCCTCCCCTCCACCCCGCCGGCATACCACCAGCTGGTGATCCCGCTCTGCGCCAACCACGGCTGCACGTCCTCCTCCATCAACTGCTTCATCCCGACGTTCTCCCGCGTCCACGCTTTCAAAATGTTCAAGTACCCCGATGGCGTCACCTGCGCAATGATGCACGTCGGATTGAGGCCGTAGTCGAGCCCGAGCACCGCCGGCACGTGCGGCATCGGCCGCAGCCCCTGCACGATATGCCCCCCGTGAAACTCCGGCGTCACCCGCACCCCCACGTCCACCGACGACACCCGCCCTTCCACCAGCCGCGCGAACAACGACCGGTCCCCCGTCGCGAGGTAAATGTCCCGGTTCCGCTCTCGGTACCCCGGCGACACCAGCTCCGCCGCGCACTCCTCCGGTGGCGTGATAAACACCCCGCTCTGCTCCCGGATGCGCGCCCGCGCTGCCAACTGCTCCTCGTCCATCTCCAATTCCAGATCCGCATACGCCTCCCAGCCCGGCAAATGGAATAACTGCGCCAGCCAATGGTCCCCGCTCGGCGGGTTCGAGGCAATCATCACCCTCGGACGCGGTGCCGCCCGTAAACACGTCACCGCCGCCGCCAATACCGACTCCTGGATTCCCGCGCTCGAGGCCTCGTCGTTCGTCTTCAGCGGGCATGGCTCCTCAATAATCACCCCCCCAGACGCCTCGTAACTCTGGAATCGGCTAAAATCCGCCGCCGAGTTCACCCCAAAAAAGTCCAGGTGCGCAATATGCACCAGGTCCCGCTTCGGCCCGAGGTAAATCTTGCAGGCGTCCGGCTCGTCCTGCTTCCCCACAAAATCACTGTGCGGGGCCGGTAGCCATTGCCGGATCGACCGCCCAAAGCTCCGCCCGAGGTTCGCCCGCGTGTCCCGGATCACCGCAAACTTCAAGGGCCACCATTTCTCCTCTGTCTGCCGCGCCTGGAACAGCGTCTTCATGATGGTTCCCGTCGTCTTCCCGCTCCCCCTCGGCCCCATAATGACATCGTACAACTTCTCACTCAGCACATACGCCGCCGTCGTCGGCAATGGCGTGTACACCCGCTCTTGCATCGGCTATCTCCCCAGCTCCGGCCCACGCTCCCGGGCTAACGCCTTCTCCTGATCCTCCCCCTTCCGCACCGCCTCTTCCCGGCGCCAACTCATCCCGTCCCTCGCGCGCTCCAGCCGCTCCCTCTGCACTCCACTGTCCCGCCGCACCTCCGCCCCCACCTCCCGCGCCAACGCGTCCTGACGTCTCTGCCGCCCCTCATCGCCCTCCCGCGCATACGCCTCCAAACGTTCCCGCGCCCCACGCACCACCTCCCGCGCCTGCAACACCTGCTCCAGCCAGTTCATGCTCTCTTCCTTATGGGACAAATCAGTCCATAAAACCGCCCGCAACATCCCAATCTTACCACGCGCGCCTCCGCAGGGGCGTAGGGTACTCCTAGGAGCCCCATGCCCCTGATTCCCCAGGCCGCATCAGGGCGCGCGCAGCAAGGGGCTTAAGCCCCCTCCCCCATAACGGTCCCTTTTTTTGTGCCCCCCATGGGGGGGCCATGCCGTCCGTCCGGCACAGCCCCAGCGCCCAGACTACCCACCCAGCGCCTCATCAATGGTGTCGATCATCGACTCCACCAGGTGGACCACGAGCGTAGCCGGGCTGGCGGCTTGCATCAATGGCTGCCCATCCACGAACCACACCCACGGTTGGCGCAGCGTGTAGGCCAGCGTGTCGTCACCGTAGAACTCCGGCGCCACCTGCCTGATTTCATGTGCCTGGCTCATCGCCGCGCCACCTCATCCGCAAACTGTTTGATCACCGCCTGGCGCTCGTCCTCTGTGCACTCGCCTAGCGTCGCCAACCGCGCCTGCAACTCTTCTTCGAGGGCATCCACTTCCGCCTCGGAGTGCCCCTCGGTGTTGTCCTCTCGCCAATAGATACGGTTCATGGCCTCTCTCCTGTGTGTGTCACCCCTATCGCCCTGGCAGCCATGGGGGCTGCCTCACTGGTCGACAGTCGCCACCCGGGGTCGGGTGGCCGCACGCTCGTGGTTACTCCTCGTCCGCCGCCGTAAAGAACTTCGCAAACGCCTCGTCGATGCCGCGAGCATCGAACCATACCGCATCGCTGCCCCACGCTACCCCAGCACGATCAGCATGGGGAACATACAGGATCTCCACCATCTCCACCCCTGCCGCGCCCTCCGGAGGCGCCAGCCTGGCCGTCTCATACGAAAGACCCTCGCGTTCCAGGCGGGCAATTTCGTCGCACAGATCGATTGACTTGAGGCCAGAGGCCTCACTGATCCGGTCATACATCGCCTGCTTTTCCATGGGTTCTCTCCTGTGCCTATCGTCCATCGCTCACTCTCTGATAAAATCGTATATCATTTTGCGGTGCGCGTCAATCCCTTTGGGTGTGAATTATTATCTTTTATTTACCTAAAGTATCTTTTATGTATTGACGCCTTCCCGGGCATGCTATATACTATCGATAAGAATGATGAATTTCGCTACTTTTTAGAGGAGAGAGGGTATGGCATCGCGTCAGCTGATCCACGGATATCGGATTCAGCCCGCCGGGCTCGACATCCTTGGGCACCGGAGTGAAACAAGCGCTGGGACCCTCGACGACGGGGTCCACGTGTTTAGCACCCTGGCCGACGCCGCCCAGGCCGTCAAGGGCTGGGTCGCTGATGGCAGCCAGCCAGAGCTGGTGACCATCCTCTGTGACCCTGAGGACCTGGCCGCTAACGAGGACTACGAGGGCGCCCTGCTGCTCGACAGCGCCGGCACCATCATCGCCCGCCACCCCTTTGCCGACTGGGAGGAGCTGTACGACTGGGCTGCCCAGTATTTAGAGGAGCACCAATGAGACGCCGCACACCCACCCGTGTGCCGGTCGTTCTGACGCAGGAGGAGGCCACCCGCCTCCTCCGCCAGGCGAACCCGCGTTACCGCACGGGCCATCGCGACCGCTGCATAATGCAACTCATGCTCAACGCCGGCCTGCGCTGTGGCGAAGTCCTCGCGCTCAAGACAAGCGACGTCGACTGGCAGAATGGCCAGCTCATCGTCCGCCAGGGGAAGGGCGGCAAAGACCGTGCCCTGTGGCTCAATGAACACGTGCTGGCAGACCTGCGCCTCTGGAAAGGCCGGCGCCCAGCGCTCGAGAACCCGCTGCTCTTTACGACGCTCAAAGGGACGCCCATTTACCCGTGCGCGGTGCGGACGATGGTCAAGCGCCGGGCCGCCAAAGCCGAGATTCCCAAGGATGTCCACCCACACACCCTGCGGCACACCTACGCGACCGAGCTGTACCGCGCCTGCCGCAACCTCCTGACCGTCCAAAAGGCGCTAGGACACAGCCATATCAACTCCACGCTCATCTACACCCACCTGGTCGATGAAGACTACGAGGCTGCCCTGCGGAACCTGGAGGTTGGGTTCCGGGTCAGCGTCTCATAGTGCTACGCCTCGCTGGGAGGAGAGTTTCCTCCCAGCCCATCCATGAAAATTCCCCAAAAAAGCCCCGAGGATAGGGCAAATTTCCACCAGAGGCGACAGCACGACACACAGGGACCAGCGAGGCCGCAGGGCGCAACCCTTCCCATTGGGGTGCGCAAAAAGCATTACTGCCTGCCTGAATGGAAATACTTTACTGGTCGGTCAATCAGCTTTATCAGGAAACCCGCGTGTGCGCCCAAGAAGCCCCTGCGCCATTTTCCCCTCTGGCGCGCGAGAATGCCCCGTGGTTACGCGCAGCATCGCGCCCCATGTGTGGGCATAGCTCGCCTGCCTTGCGCAGCGTCTGGCCCTCGTCTCGCGCGTCTCGCGGGGTCTTTTAGCGTTGGGGTGGCAGTGGCGTTGCGGGGAGATGCATGGTGAAGGGACCGAGGTCATCGTGGTGCCCCTGAGCAGCAGCCTGGACGGTGACATTGGCGCCGACGTTGATGGTGAGGGTGAGGCCTTCGCCAGCCCCGGCCGTTTCTTTGTCGTAGAGGCCGAGGAGGCGGCCGATTTGGATGAGGGCCTCGACTTTGGCGAAGTGGTACTTGGCGCGGCCATTTTTGAACTCGACCCCGACGAGGGCGAGGCGCAGGGCGTCGCGGGTGGCCGGGTCGAGGGCGTCGAGGCGCTTGAGGGAGCCATCGGGGTTGAGGCAGGCGGTGATGTCAAAGGCGGCCATCATGGCCCACTGGCGCACGAGCTTCTCGGGGGTGTAGGCGGCAGCGTCGGCGAAGACGGCCTGGTAGTACGCCACCGCGTCCTGAATATCTGGGCGCTTGAGGAGGTACTGGCCGTGGCCGGTGGCACGCGGCGAGTAGCCGGCCATGACGAGGGACTTGGAGATATTGCCCGTGGCGGCATAGTGCTCTGCGAACTTTCGCATGCGAGGTTGCAGACCATGGAGCACGTCGGGGGCGTCAGGCTGGGGATCAGGCAGCGCAGGGACGTCAGGCATTGGGGCCTCCAAGGGAAGTCACACGGTACGTGGCGAGAGGGTACCATAGTCAGCGGCAGGTTGTCCAGTCATAGGGACCGTCCGAGGCTCCCGGTCGAGGGGGCTGCCACTCCGGGAGTGACCGGGCACGGGGTCCGTCACGGGGCGGGTGATGACCACGGGGGAGCCCTTCCAGGAGGGGCAGGATGACAGTATGACGTTACATGACAATATCGGCATTTTAAATATATACTGCTCGTTTTCCCTAGGGGAGCATAGGAAATATTGTCATGTAATGTCATTAATGTCATGAAATGACATCTTTAGTTTTAATATTCCCTACCTGATTGATCTAGGATAGCCAGGTATGTTACTCCAGTACTCAGGTTTTCTCGCGTGCTTGGCTTTCTTGTGTACTTGGCGGTCTTGGAATATATTCTCATTAACGTTCCACGTCGTGAAACACTATAACCCTATATATAATATATATATATACCAAGACCGCCAAGTACTCCTAGAGTGCCTAGGGTGCCTAGGGTGCAAAGACTGCCGAATACTCCCTCCTTACTCTCTCTCTCTCTCTCTCTCTCTACTCTCTCTAGGGTGCTCATTTGGTCACTGTTTTATGAAATATATACATACCTTATGTATGGGTTTTTATGTTCTAAGCCTGTTGAGAGAAGACACGAACCTGGACGGTTGGTGGGACACGGCGGTGTGGGCGGGCTGGGGACATCCAGCCCGCCAGGATTAGCGTTGCCGGAGGTCGAGCGGCTGGAGTCTCCACGTCCAGGAGTCGCCCTGCTTGGCCGCCTTGACCCGCAGTGCCCGGCGCGCGCGTTCCAGGGTGCGCTTACTGATGCCGTCCTGCTCGGCTCGTTCGGTGAGATCGTTGGCCGATTGGGGGATGTGGCTCAGGCTGTCTTCGAGCCAGGAGCAGGCTTCGAGGAAGGACGTGGGTTCTGGCCCGCGCCCTGATCCTGCCACGTCTTCGGCCCCGAGGCGGGAAATGCCCCCCCAGGCGAACGTGCCCTTGTCGAGGACGAAGACCTGGGTCCGGCCTATGCCCTCCAGGTTGTTCTTTGACTGGGCCATCCACACCCGGTAGACGCCGTCATCCGCCATGGAGGGTTGCCGCACAACGATCAGGGCGCTCCTGGCGATGCCGATGATGTCGATGGAGCCCAGGCCGCGATGGATGGCGCTGGCCCCCACGCTGCCCTTGCCGGGGTGCCGCACGACCAGCATCACCACCTGGTGCTTTTCGGCCACCGCGCGCAGGCCGTTCATGATCGGGCGCGTCTCGTTGGCCTGGTTCATATTGATTTTGGCGCCGAGGTAGGCCTGGAGGGGGTCGATCACCACGAGGGCGCATTGGCCGTCCAGGGCGGTGAGCGCTTCGTCCAGGAGGGCGACGTCTTGCAGCGTGAAGGGGGCAGGCCCGTCCTGCTCGGCCTGCTCGGTGACCTTGCCGTCACAGACGCGCAGGGAGGCGGGGTCGCCGCCGCAGTTCAGGTAGCGCGGCAGGATGGTGCTCTCAAAAGAGTCTTCGGTGTTGAAGACGAGGGTGAGCTGTGGCTCGCGAGGGCTTCCAGGCCGGCCGTCCTGGTCTGGCAGTGGGTCGCCGCGCGAGATGGAGGCGGCCAGCTGCATGCAGAAGGTGCTCTTGCCGGTGCCGGGCTCGCCGTCAAGCAGGACGATGGTGCCCCGGGCCATGTAGGGCCACCAGAGCCAGTCCACGGGCTTCACCTGGGTGGTGACCGCGTCGAGGAAGTGGAGGTGTTCTTTGGGTGGTGTCGAGAGTGCCATGAGCGTTTCGACATGGGCTTCCCGTCGCGTCTGCCCCTGCGGCTTACTCCCGGCGCTGGCCGTGAGGGTGCGCAGCTCGCGGTCAGGCAGCGGGTGCTGGCAGCGCTGGTTGAGGACCACGAGGGCGGCGTAGATTTCCTCGGTCGTGGAGCCCTTGGCGCGGAGGGAGCAGGCGAGTCGGTACAGCTCGTCGTTGCGGTGCCCGTCGGGGATCGCCTCGGGCAGGACGTAGGCCGGCTTGAAGCCGTTGCCGCCGTCGGCCCGGCACTTCGCGATGAGCCAGTCTGGGACTGGGGCGAGAGGCAGGTCGTCGAGGTCGGTCTCCCAGGTGTAGAGCCTGCCCGAGGGGTGCCGGCTGGGCGGGAGGACCACGTAGCCGCCCTCGCCCCGCGTGTCGATGCCGGCGCCGATGGCGCTGCCGGCGCTGTTCGTCAGCCTCACCCCGTCTGGAGCCCGGAAGAAGCGCTGCTGCCCGCCGCCGCCGGTGCGCTGCCACGGCGTCTCTGGGACCACGTAGCTGGTGGTGATGCGGCCCCACTCGCACCCCTCGCGATAGTCGTCGATGTCCAGGACAAACAGCCCGCTGCGGTGCCCAGTCACCACGCCGATGTTGGCCTGCGGCCACTGGCGCCACCAGGCCTCAATCTGTCGCCGGTCACAGGTGGCGCGTTCGGGCCATCCACTGATGAGGGGAGTCTTCTCCCCGGCCTTGACGGGGAAGATGGGCCACCCGAGTTCGGCATAGCCCAGGGCAGCGTCCAGCAGATCTCTCGCGCGGCCCGTCGTGGTGCGGTGTTGAGAATTGTCGTCAGATGTGCTAGTATTTGGCATGGTTGTGCCTTTTCGTGGCGGTTCTGCGCCACGCTGCATCGCCCGCTGTCAGGGCGGGCGAGGATGGACATCATGCTGACGCCGATGACGCCTGGGCCGCGTCTCCCCAACGCGGCCCAGGCTTTGTCATTTCTGGCGTCAGCCCTTCGGGGGCCTGGCTGCCGGTGATCTCCCCAGACCATGCCGGCGGCCAGGCCCTGCCACCCGTCCCGTGCGAATTCGACCCCTTCTTGCCCACTCCCCCAGGCTGGCTGTAGCCACGCGTGGGATGGAACTATCCCCAGGATGTCACGGGCCGACGGTGTAAGCCATGCAAGCATAGCACATTATTCACCTCAGGCACGAGGTGAAAAACTGGCAATTGGTGATGCCTCTGCCGGGCGAGGGGAGACGCCGCCGTGGACGGGTGCGCAAAATCAGGGGGTCGTATCATTGGGGTCGCCACGCCCCTCCAGTGCCTCCAGGTACGGACCCCGGGCCATTTCCAGGCGCGTGGTCCCGACGCGCTTCCGCACCTCCTCAATCTTGAGCCGCGCCAACCCGACGAAAAACTGTTGCAGATTCAGCCCGTCGAATTGCAGCGCCCGCTTGAGGAGTCGCTTCTCGTCCGGGTCCATGTGGACGGTCACCGTCACCCGTGCTCCGTACTCGCGTGGTCTCCCACCCCGACTGCGTGCTCGTATCCTCCCGTTGGTCGGTGTCTTGGCCATGCGGCCTCTCCCTCTCTGGGTTATCCATTCGTCTATGCAGTCCACTGGGATAACTATACGGCGTATACGCCTAGCGGTCAAATGCAGTTTTTGACGAAAATAACTAAATTACCGTTGACAGATATACGTATAGTGCGGTACTATTGAGTCAGAACATCTTGAGAAGGAACGCCGTGATGGTCGAACAGCGGTACAAGGAGCGGTGGGAGCACATGATGCGCATGGTGCTTTCCGGAGCCTGGACGCACGCGTGGCGGGTGACGAATACGCCGCGTTATGCCGATGAGCTGGCGGCGATTGAGCGTTGCCGTCGCGCGGCGGACCTGCACGGCATGGAGGCCGGGTTCGACCGCCTCTGGGGGCAGTGTGAGGAGGTGCACGATGGGATGGGGGCTTGAAATCATGGTCTTTGTAGCGTTCGCCTGCGCGCTCGGCGCCGTGTATGACGCGGCCCGCCTGCGCTGCCGGGTGGAGGCGTTGGAAACCCGCCTGATGGCCGTTGAACACGAGACAGGGGGCGTGTCGTATGCCGCGTACCGTGATGCCGCCCGCCGGGTTCACTGAGACGGAAGACCTGTGGGGTCGTGAGCTGGCGCGCGTGAGCGAGTTCCTGCGCGGCACACGGTATGCGCACGTGCTGCCGAAGGCGCTACGCCTCGCGACCGCCGGCGCGGTGTGGGACCTGCGCGGGGCGCGGGGCCTGTGGGAAGTGGACGGCGACCACGGGCGCTACCAGGTGGACGCCGAGACGATGCAGTGTACGTGTCCGTATGGCCGGTATCGTCGTGCCTCGTGTGCACACGCGACGGCCGTGGAATTGGTGCAACGCTGTCTGGCGGGTGGGGTGTCCCTGCCGCCGAGGGAGAGCACGATGGAAGCAGTGGCAGTGATCGAGGAGGCGGTCCCGGACGAGACGGCGGCGGTCGTACCGGAGACCGCTGATCTGCAGGTCCCTGCGGTCGCGGCGGGGAGTGTCTACCGCGCGATTGCCCAGGTGGCGAGTCGTATTGCCCGTCACGGGGTGCCCAAGGGGCAGTTCAATGAGCAGCAGCGGTATAAATTTCGTGGCGTGGACGACATTCAGACGGCGCTGGCCCCGCTGCTCGCCGACGCGGGGCTTGTGATTTTGCCGCACGTGGTCACACGGGAGGTGACGGAGCGGCCTTCGTCCAAGGGCGGCACGCTGATCTACGTGACGGTGTGCGTGGAGTATACCCTGGTCGATAGCGCGAGCGGCACCCGTCACACGGTCACCGTGTATGGCGAGGGGATGGACAGCGGCGACAAGGCGACCAACAAGGCGCTCAGCGCGGCGTATAAGTACATGGCGATCCAATCCTTCTGCATCCCACTGGCTGGGCAGGAAGACGGGGACCGTGAGACGCCCGCGGTGGCGCCACGGCCCACACCACTGATGACACCCCGTCCGCGCCAGGATCCTGCCGCTCCCGATTACCGGGCGCTCATCCGTGAGGCCTTTCGGGCGGCAGGAAAGACGTCGGAAGAGATCCGCACCTATTTCCAGGAGCTCGACCGCCGCTACGCCGGGAGGGACGAGGAGTTGCAGGCGCGCTTCCCGGCCATCTACGCGAGCATGAAGAAGCGCCTGGCCGGACAAGAGGATGTCGCCCATGCCAACTAGCACGGCCTATCAGCAGGACCCTGAGCGCTACCGTGCGTACAATCGGGCGTACTCCCACGCCCACCGGGAGAGCCTGCCGTGGCGCTGCCGGCAGTGTGGGTTGGAGATAGGCGGCGTGGATGAAGGCAGAGGAAGGAACCCGTAATGGCTTTACACCAGAACGCCCCGCAGAGTGTCCCCATTCGCGCCCAACTGGAGTGCGTGGCGCGTGAACTGCGTATGCGTCGCGCGTGTTATGGCAGGTGGGTGGCGGAAGGGCGCATGAAAGCGGCGGACGCGGACCGTGAGATTGTGACCATGGCCGCTGTCGAAGAGAGTCTCCAGTTGCTGCATTCGCTGCTCATCTGGGCCGCAGATCATCACCCCGCCCCCCGAGAGGCTGCTGTCCAAGGGGCGTTGTTGCCCGACCACGAGATCTGGGAGGAGCACCGCGCATGATCTACATCGGCATCGATCCTGGGAAGACTGGGGCCGTCGCGGTGCTGGACGGCCCCTCCGCCGAGGTGTGGGACACGCCGCTCATTGGCAAGGAGTATGACACCCGCAGCATGGCCGACCTCTTGTCCAAATGGACCGACGCCACCGGCGTGCTCTCCTGCCTGGAGCTCGCCCAGCCCATGCCACGGGAGGGTGTCAGGTCCTCGTGGACGAATGGGTACGGATTTGGTCTCTGGGTAGGCACCTTGGCGAGCTTGGCCATTCCCTACAAGATAGTCCGTCCGGCCGTCTGGAAGCGCCAGATGGGCCTGGCACGGGATAAGGACCAGGCGCGAGCGCGCGCGCGCGAGCTTTTCCCGCGCACCGAGCTGCACTTAAAGAAACATCACGGCCGCGCGGAGGCGCTCCTCTTGGCCGCCTACGCCCGGGAAAGGATGGCAGCATGTTCCAACTCCTAGCGACCTCGCGGTGGGGGAGTCATCGTCTTGGGTATGCCTTCCGCACGCGCGCCCATGCCCTGCGTCTGGCCGCCAAGCTCAACGCCTACGGGGGTTACCGCTATTCCGTGGTGCCCCTCAGTGTGTACGGGGAGGCCGCGCCATGCACGCCATGATCGTCGCGCTGGGCAATGACTGGGCTATCGGCCAAAGGGGGCAGCTGCCATGGCGGGGGCTGACAGGCGACCTGCGCTGGTTCTCGGCCATCACCCGTGCGCGCCACCCGTTGTCGGTGGCGCAAGGGATTGTGGACGGCCGCGAGGTGGTGTCGTCGCAGGCGTACAACGCGCTCATCTACGGGCGGCGTACGTACGAAAGCGTGGGGCCGCGCGCTTTTCCCGGACGCTTCTCCTGGGTCGTGACGTCGCGCCCCACGGCGATCCCGGACGACGCGTACACCTCCCCGGTTCGCACGCTGCGTGACGCCCTCCACGGGGCGACGGTGGCGATCCAATCGCCCAACGTGTTCGTATGCGGCGGCACGCGACTGTATGCTGACGCGCTGTTGCTGCCGGAGTTCACCCATATTTTTCTCACGCAGGTTGACGCGGACTTCCCCCAGGCGGACACCTGGTTTCCTCGCCCCGGTCATGGCTGGGACACGACCGCGCAGGGGCCGTGGCTGGCGGAGCATGGACTACGCTATCGTCTCACCATCCTTGAGCGTGCAGCAGGAGGTACGGCATGACCCTTGAGGAATTCACCGAGGCGTTACGTGCGACGTGTGATTCAATGCGCTGGGGGCTTGACGAGTGTGGACACCTCCGTGCCTGGACACCCCAGGAAGATGGGAAACCCTTTAGCTACGCGCGGTGGTGTTGCCCAATAACGGCTGTGGCGAACCATCGCTGCCTGGGTGTGTGGTATACGGTGCTTGAATGGGTAGGGGCGGCGAACGTCATCGGTCTCGATCCCGTGCTTGCCAGGGCCATTGTCGAGGCCGCCGATGCCGACGCTTGCGCCGATCCAACACTACGCGACATCTTGAAGGAGATCCTGATTGACGACGAATAATCCTGAACCGCTGATCCTGATCAACGACGTCCATTGTGTGCTGCGGTTGGTCCCGGCTGGCCTGGAGGCCCTGCGCCTCCAACAGCTCGTCCCGGAGGGGGAGTGTACCGAAATCCTCCTGTCGCACCGCGACCTCGAAGCGCTGTGCAAGGTCTACCTGACACGCGTGAAACCCTGTGTTGAAGGGAAGTAACTATGCTCTGCCATTATTGCCGCGAAGCCCCCGCCGTCGCCTGTATCTTCTACGCCCCCATGGAGGCGCGATATACGGTGCGTCAGGTGGAGGAGCCCCTTGGCGGGGGGGACCCGGTCCCCTACGCCTGCCTGCCGTGCGCCGAGGCGCGCCGGGACGAGATCGATAAAAAAGACGCGAAGCAGTTGCTACATAACACATAATGCATCCAAAATAGCATGGCGCCTAACCGCAAAATGATATACAATATATATAGACGTGGTTGACACACAATACCAAAATAAAGGGTGGGCGCCATGCAGACGAAACAGGGTGGGATCAAGGGACGGGTGGCTGGTCGTGAGACGACAGGGAGCCGGCAGCGGCCCCATACGGATGTGAGCCGCGCCAGGTATGAACGCGACGCGCAGGAATTATGGGATATGATCATCGCGCGGGCGACCGCCAAGGCGCAAGCGCGCCAGGGCAGTGAGGAGGCACGACATGCCAGCCGTTAAGGGCTTGCCGCTTCTGGACGTGCACGACCCGTGCCCGGACTGCCTCGCCGCCGACTGGCTGGTGTACGTATGGTACCGCGGCTGCGCGGTCTGCGGGTACCGGGATGAGACGACGACGACTTATCAGCAACTCCCCATGGCCCCGCGTGACGCGGGGCGAAAGGACGCCGATGCTTCACGGCGCGGGCTTTGACTATCCCGGGGTGTGGGGTGGGCAGGCGCACGAACACTTCCCGCCCATTATCCGCCAAGTGATCCAGGGGCCACACACGGCCTACTGTGAGTTGTCATACAGCTTCCCACGGGTGGGCGAAGATGGCATTGTGGCCGCCGTCTGGTGTAATGACTGCCACGCGGACTGGCAGCAGATTCGCGTGACCACAGGACTGGACCTGGGCGATGCCCTGCAGGCCATGCAGAGCCTCCCCGTCTGGCTGCTGGAAGCCCTGGAGCGCTTTACCGCCAAGCTGGCGGAGGGGTTGCGCAAGGAGGAGGACGATGCGGCGTGACACCCTCACTCACCGAGAGCGACGGGAGGCGGCCGTGCTGACGGCCGCGATCCTGCGATTCCGCCGCCTTGAGGACCTGTGGGCGGCGGTGCAGCTTTCCGAGTCCCTGTGGGCGGCCGCCCATTGTACTATAATAGACAAAGGAGCAAATAACTAATGAGAACAAATAGTCAACCCGCAAGTTTAACGCCTTCGATCCTGCTAGTAACTATGGGGCTCCTACTCGGCATCACTTTAGGTTCAAGAGCAGCTAATGCAGCCACTTACTACGTGGCGCCGACCGGGAGTGACTCTAACTCCTGTGCCCAAGCCAGCCCATGCCGTACCGTCGCCAAGGGCCTTTCGGTGATGAAAGCAGGTGACACTCTGTACCTCAGGGCAGGCACATATACGTCCAGTATTCATAGCAGCACGATGACGATTCCCACGGGCACCTCATGGACCAATGCCCCTCGCATTGCTGCATATCCTGGCGAGACGGTTATTGTCAGCAGTCTGGGCCTGTCACAACCATACATACAGTATGTGATTTTTGATGGATTGATCTTTGACCCAAACAGACAAAGCGATGAAGCGGTATACATCAGCAATGGTGCCAATCACGTCCGCATCCAAAACTGTGAATTGCGAAACGCCAGAGGTTGGGGGACGCAGGTCGTAGAATCTGCTGGGGGTTTTGTGGAGTTCATCAATGTCGATGTCCATCATAATGGCACAAACCATCATGGAGATCACGGCATGTATATTTCGTCCTCTAACAACCTTATCGAGAATTCTCGCATTCATCACAATACGGCCTATGGCATACATGTGTATTCAGGCACGGCGAACAATAACATCATTAGAAATAATAAGATTTATGAAAACGGGTATCCAGGCACAACCAGTTTTGGAATTATTCTTTCATACGGTAGTGCCAATATTGCATATAACAACATAATTTACAACAATCAAGCAGGAATAACTGTTGACTATAATTGCAAAAATTGCAAGGTGTACAACAATACCATATACAACAACATCCAAGGAGGCTACGCTGGCATAGAAATTGGGACTAGTACCACAGGCACAGAAGTAAGGAACAACATTATCTACAATCATGTTGCCCCTATCAAGGACAATGGGACAAACACCCTTATTTCGAATAATCTCACCACAGATCCAAACTTTATCAACATCTCAAACAGCGACTTCCGCCTGCAATCCACAAGCCCTGCTATAAATGCGGGGATGAGGTTAGCTGAGGTTCTAAGGGACTTCGCCAGTGTTTTGAGGCCTCAAGGGACGGAATACGATGTTGGCGCTCACGAATATCGATTCGCTCAACCAACTCCAGAAAAACCAATAAATCTTCGCAAAATTTTACCCTAGCGCCCTGTAAGAGATCACAGGGGGTCAATATGGCGAGCGGCCTAGCCAGACTCTCCTCTTTTGCGGCGGCAACACGATGAGATTTGTGCTATATAAAAGCCACCCTCTCTCACAGAAGGAATCTGGTGCGTGCTTGAGCCCTCTCCCCGTATGAAACGGCTGTTCGCTTTGGCGATACTTGGCCTCCCTCTCACACTGCAATGGGATTACGATCTGAGTGTGCCGGGGAACCCCCCGCTGAAGGACTATCGTGAGTACGTCCTGGAGCGGTCTGTGGCTCCAGATGCGGCGTGGACCGTCCGCGACCGCTTTCCCGCCCACACGCCGGACGGTACCGGACTGGTCTTGGAGCGGCGGCTCGAGGAGGAGTCCTCTCCCTGGTGTTACCGATTGATGGTGACGGCGGTGGGCGATGGTGGGGCGGTGGTGTCGTCGCCTGCGTCCAACGTGGCTTGCGTGTCATTTCCCGTCCCTCCTCGCCCGTTTCCTGCGCCTCTGGCGCAGGTGCGCCAGGCTGAAGCCAACACGATCGATGTGGCCCTCGCCTGGCGGCCGTCCCCCGATCCAAAGGCGATCCCCCTCGGTGATCTGCACGAATGGGTTTTTCGTGAGCAATGTACCCACGCCGGCTGTGGGCATTTTGATGTCCTGATCACGGCGCCGGCCCGGACCATGAAGGGCGCCTTAGTGAAGACGAGACGGCTCCAGATTAAGACGCCCCGCTGCATCACGGTGAGCCTTACGGCGTTCGACCGCTCCGCTTCCCCCGTGGCGCTGATTGAGTCCCCCCCGTCGCCGCCCGTGTGCGCCCCTTAATTCGGGTCGCCGCTGAGGCTCCTCATGTGGTTGAGGCGCCACTCGATGACGGCCAGCCGCTCACTGTTGATCCTGATTTGCTTCGTATTCGCCGCCGTTTCCCCGAAGCATTCCTCAAGGCGGCCGGTGAGGTGCTCGAGCCGGGTGGTCGTGCCCATGGCGGCGAGGCTGAACAACAGGGGCACCCCGGCGAGAAGCACTGCCACCAGTATCCCAACCGCCCAGCGGTAAAACGTCATGGATTGAGTGTCGTCGTTTGCCATAGCCTAGCCAATTCCGGGTAGAGAATGCACGCGGAGATATCACCACCAGGAATTGTAGGATATTGTGACCGGGTATTCCCACAACGTTTGTGTTTGTAGTTCGTTGCGCGGCAGGGAAAGTGTCAGCTGGGGTGGCGACAGCCGCTGTGGGCGTCCCGTGCGCTGATATACTTTGACTGGAAAACTCAGCATAGAAAATTGACTCAATCTAGGCTTTTCCAGAGGCACATGAGACTGGAGGATATGACCACGGATGGCTTAGGAGTAAGGCAAACAGTGCCCCTTCACGGCGCCGGCGGCGGCGTCACCTGCACGGCCGTTCCCGGTTGGAGCGGTCGTGGCTCTTCCTCCCGCCCGAGTGCCCGCAGCGCGAAACCAATGGACGCCGGCCCGTAGCGCTGGGCCAACCCTTCGCGGATGATCTGCCGTCCTGTCTCCGTGTCGGCCCAGCGCCTGGCGACGGCCGGCGCGGCCATGCCCGCCATGCCGAGCCCCATGCTTCCTGGGTTGCCACTGAAAATGCCATGCAACAAAAGTCCCGTACTGGCATAGCGCTCCATGTGCTCGACTGTGGTCGCCAATTTGCTTCCCGTTTTCACGGCCTCCTTGGCGGCGGTGATGGCTGCCTCACGCCCTGGGACGCTCTCAATCGCCGCCGTGATCTGGTCGGCCGCGCTGGGGTAGTCGGTCAGGAGGATGTCCAGCTGGGATGGCTCGCCTCCCTGTCGCCGTATCATGGGCCCGTACTTGCTCCGCACCTGGACCGGGGTGAGGGACCGCAGGTCGTCCTGCACCTGGGCCGCCCAGGCTTTCACCGTGGCGTCATAGACGTCTGGGGGAACCAGGCTGCGGTAGTTCTGCGTCCGGGTCGTCTCGCCTGGGTGGAACACGTAGTCGGGGATGGCCTCCGGCGCCTTTTTCTGCAGGGTGGCCCGCAGCGCCGGCAGGAATCCCTGCTCCTGGGTGGCAAGCTGTGCCGCGTAGCGCTCGACGGCTGCAACCTGCTCCGGTGAGTAGAGGAGGTCCATGACCCCGCGTTTCCGGAGACCCTGGAGCTCCTTGGCCATGGCCGTCGGGTCGAACTGGCCGCTCGCCGAGGCCTTGCGGTGCAGCTCGGCCAGCACGAAGCTCCCCAGCGTGTCCCACACCTCCGGGCTCGCCGCCTGCTTCACCGCTAGGAGTTGCGCTTGGTCGCCGCCGGCCAGGAATGGCTTGAGGAAGCGCTCCTGCTGCACGGGGTCATTCGAGAGCAGCTTGCTGATGACCGTACGGTTGGTCGTGTCGATGAATGCCTTGTACTTTTGTTTGGCTAGTGGGAGCGCCTCGGCGATGGACGCTCCCTGGCCGCCAACACCCTGTAAGGCCGTCTCGATGGCCGGGCTGGCCTGGGTGGCAGCTTCTGAACTGTAAAAGCCATGGAGATCATCTTGGAGCTCTCCGAGCAGCGCCCGGGCCTTCCCCTGGGCGATGGTGCCCACCGGCTTCGCCCCCCGGTAGGCCACCTGGGACAGGCTGGACTCCAGCCGCCGCGCCATCCAAAACGGGATGGCGATGCTCTGCCCTTCAGTGGCGATGGTGGACACGAGGTCCCGCTGCGCTTTCGAGAGGGGTGTCCCTGCGCCCTCCAGGAGGGCTAGGAGCTCGTCGGCCCCCACCCCAAGCCCCGCGATCGCCTTCGCCCCCTGAGGCGCACCTTGCCCTAATGTCGTGGCTTCTGCGGCCATGCGGGCTGCGCGGTCGCGGAACCGGGTCACGTCAACGACCGGCGCATCCCCGGTGACCTTCTCGGTGGCCTCGAACAGCCGCCCCAGGTTCTGGCGGCCTTTCTCGAAAAACTCCTTCTGGAAGAACTGCTTGGACGTGGCCAGGGTCTGCATGCGGTCGAGCCCTGGCCCGACTTGCTCGATGAGGCTGAGGCCTTCCTGCGCGGCCTTGGCTGGGATGGCGTGCGCCTGGGCTGCCAGCGTCTCTTGCACGGCGGCTCCCGTCGCGAGCGGTCCGGAGGGCGCGGCTCCTGGGCGCGGCTTCAGCACCGTGGCTTCGAGGGCCGCCCGCGCTGGGGAGATACTTTCCTCCAGTACCTGCTCCGCTGCCTGGAGGTCCTGGCGCGCCACGGTGGGCTTTCCCAGGGCTTTGACCCCAGCTGAGATGGCCCCATGGATGGCGCTCACCGCCGCCGGCCCCGCGATTCCCCCGACGATCGGCCCGACCGCGCTCCCTGGTGTCACCTGACGGCCGATCTCTGCCCCGCCGGCTGACGCCGCGCCCAGGATGACGTCCCCGCGCGGCCCAGCGCTGAAGAGAGGGTAGAGCTTCTGCGCCACCCCGGGGAGGATGCCCATGCCCTGCGCGGCTTTGAGGAAGACGCCAGGCGCCACGGCCCCGGCCGTCCCCTGGACGATGCGTTCCAGGGCAGTCATGCTCTGCGGGTCTACGCCCATAGCCTGCGCGATGTCGGCGCTGCCCAGAGGGATGCGGTATGACGGCCCGCCCAGCATGCCGCTGATGGCTCCAGGCGCATTGAGGATATCCGCCGGCGCCCCCAGTGCCCCTGAGGCGATGACCGTGGCCGCCCGCTCCTCTCCAGGGACGGGGAACACGGCCTGGCGGAGCGCTGCCCCCGCCTGCTGGAGGAGGCCGGGCTGTTCTGTCGGCGCCGGCGCGGCGGGCGGCCCCGCTGTGAAGTCGTCATATGCGCCGGGGTACTTCTGCTGCACCAGGGTGCCCAGTTCGTCGTCCCCTAGGTCATCGTAGGTCCCTGGGTACTTCTGCTTGACGAGGCGCCCGAGGTCGGTCACAGTCGGCATTAGCGCGCCCCCCTAATGCCCAACGGGTCATTGGCTGGCCCGCCGGTTACCCCTCCAGGCAGTGTCCGTGGTACCTGCGGCGGGGTCACCGCCACCCCCGGTTGTGGCGTCTCGGCGGCGGGCTGTGGGGCCGCAGACGTCGGCGGTGTGAGGGCGCCCGGCGCGCTGACACTCCCGGTGCTGAAGGGATTGGGGAACACCTCGTCGAAGTTCACCCCGAGGCCCTGCGCGCGGGGTTTGTAGACAGGCTCGATCTCGGCCCGCGCGTTGCCGTATTTGTCGGCGGCGATCTTCTCCGCCGTGCCCAGGAACTGTTGACGCACCTTGGGATCGAGGCGCTCGCCCCGCATGAAGCGTGGGTAGGCCATCCCCAGGCGCTGGAAAAATCCTTGGGCTTGTTCGACGGTGGTGAATTCCGACGGCCGCACGACGCTGGTGGGGTCCAGGATCTTGGCGAAGCCGTTGACGATGGCCAGGTCCCCCGCCGCGCTGTTCTCCGACGCGCCCACCCGCACGTTGCCCAGGCCTGCGGTGATCTCCTGCGCAATTTTGAACTTGGGTTCTTGGATGATCGCCTTCCGCAGGGTGAGGGCATTCTCCTGGACCTCCAATGGGCTGAAAACTTTCCCTTCCTGCTGCCGGATGGCCTTATCTAGCTCGAGTTGCGCCTTGCGGATGCCCAGCTTCCGCTGCTCGACGACCCCAGGCTCGGCCAGGTCGTCCGCCGTCAGCCCACGCGCCACCAACCCAGGGAGGACCGCCGCCCGGGCATCGGCCGGCAACGTGTGGTACGCCCCCGGCGCCGCCGCGACGCTCTCCGTTAGGGTGGCGTAGTGCGCTTGCTGGGTCGTGAGCCGCGCCTGCTCCTTGGCGGTGACCTCCCGCACCTCACCGGGTAACGCCATGGCCTGTTCGTAGGGCTTTTCTTCGGCGCGGGCGCGGATCTTGGCCCGCTCCTCCTCGAGGAGTCCGGGGAGTTCGGCCCGCCGCTCAAAGCGCTTCCACGCCGCTTTGATCTGGCTGTCACTGTAGTTGGCGGCCGAGAGCTGGCCATAGAGCCGTCCCATCACCTCAGGGAGGTGTTCTGGCGGCGTGCGGGCCAGGAGTCTCACCGAGTCGCCCAAATGATCGGGATCCGGGTGCTGGTCCAGGTAGTCCAGAATCACTTTAAGTTGGCGCGTGTCCTGGACCTTGTCGAGGGCGCCTAACACTTCGTAGCTGTGGATTTGGCGCTCTCGCTTGATGCGCTCGGCTTCGGCACGCGCCGTCTTGAACTCGCGCTCAGCTTTGAGGGTCCCGCGCTGCACCGCCTGGTCCAGGGCTGCCCCCAGGCGTTGTTGCCCCTGCGGGGTGTTGCGGAGTTGTGGCGCGAGGGTGCGGTAGACGTTGCGCTGCGCCTCGGTGATGTACTCCTCCGCCGTCCGCGCCGGGGGGAGCGGGATATCCCCGCCCGGCACCGGTGCCGTGGGGACCTCCTGTGGCGCCGCAGGCTGGGTTCGCGCGGCGAGTGCACCGGGTCCTGCGACCCGCTGGTCTGGTTGACGTTGGCCGAAGAGCTGGGTGGCCGCTTGCACGGCCGGGACGTACGCCTGGGTCTCCGGGATGCGCGGCACCCCACCTGCCTGCTGTACCCGCCCCGGGCCGGCGTTGTAGGCGGCCGAGGCGAGTGCCGGGCTGCCGAAATCCTGGAGCTGCTGCGCCAGATATTGTGCCCCGCCCAGGATGTTTTGCCGGATGTCCGTGGGGTCCGTCACGCCCAGCGCCTGCGCCGTGGCGGGCATGAGCTGCATCAAACCCTGCGCCCCGGCGGGGCTCACGGCGGTCGGGTTGAAGGCGGACTCGACGCCGATGGTGGCCAGGATCTGCTCTCGGGTGAGGGTGGGGTACTTCCGCACCGCCTCCTCGATGGCCGCGTCAATCTGGGCGCGCACGGCCGGGTCGAGGCCGGCATACGTGCGCACCGCCCGCGCCGCCCGTGCCTCCGGTGCCGGCCCTGGGGCTGTTGGCGGACGCTGGTAGGGCGTCAGGGGGCCTCCTGGTGCCGTCGGCCTGGCGCGTGGTGGGGCCGCGGCAGGGGGCTGCCACTCAGGGCCGGTGGCGCCACCTAAGGGACGGGCCGGGGGCGGCAGACCCTCGGTGCTGGGGCTGCCGTAGGAAGGCTGCTGGAAGAGCTCCGGCGGAATGGGGATGGGGGGCGTCTCACGACGAACGAGGAAGTTCGGACCGACGCGGTACGCCTGCTCGCCGGCGGCCGTGCGGGCGCCTCCGGTGCCGAAGAGCGCGCCTAGCACCCCGCCGGTGCGTTCCACCTCGCCCGGCTGGGCAGGAACGAATTGGAAGTTCGGGTCCTGCGCCAGGATCTGGAGCAGACGTAATTGGTTCGCCTCCTGCTCCTGACGCGACTTCTGTGCCGCGTCGGTCAGGCCACTCGCCAAGCCGACCCCGAACTGAATTGCCTGTAGCACATCCTGGAATGCCATGTATGTACCCTCCCAGGAGGGATTATCCCTTAAATAGCGAAGCCGCGCAATTCTGGAGGGTTGCGGCTGTTGATTGGGGCAGCGCAGGGTCGGAGAAAAAAGGGCTGGGTACCGCAATGTGCGATGCAAAATGTGGTATAATAGCACAAAGCCCGGCCGGCTGCGGGGCCGATGCCGGGCTTCTAAGCACACACCTTAGTTAGAGGTAAGGCGCATGCCTGAGCATCAGTCTAGCACGAATCTTCCAGTTCTTTCCATCAACAATATCGAAATTCGGGCGCTCTTTTACAAAGACGAGCCGGTTTTAACCTTTGAGATGGTTGCAAAGGTACATAAAATCAGTATCGAAAATGTGCGCAGTTCGTTCTATAGACACCAGAAACGGTTCAGGGAAGGCAAGCACTACTTTAGGCTTGATTTTACTGAAGCAAACCAGCTGTTGCTTAGCGCAACAGCGAATTCAAACGGCATAATTCTTCTGACGCAGCGGGGGTATTCGTTCCTTGTTAAACCGATGCGCGATGATACCTCTTGGGAAGTCCAAGAGCGTATGGTCGACGAGTACTTCACGTTGCGCGAGCGTCAGCAAGTCAGCGAGGCTGACCGCATCATCAACGCCTTTCTTGGCAAGCCGCGCTTCGAGGCCAAGCGCTTTACGGTGGAGTTTTACGGGAAGGTTGCGCGGGTCTATAATAAGCGCATTCCCACGGACCACCGACATTCCAAGATGATGGGCGGTTTTCTGGAGCGGTATATCTACAAGCCGCTCCCCACGCTGGTGCGTGCCCAGATGGACGCGATCAACCCGCGTATCAACGGGAACCGCAAGTACCCCCTCCACCAGATGCTGACGGCGGAGATGGATACGGCCTTTTTGCGGGAGCGCATGCGCACCGTTGGCGAGTTTCTGGACGCGTGCCGCGACGGAGACTGGCGGACCTTCCGCTATCTGATCAACAATTACGACCGGCGGCACTGCATGCAAGTGGAAATCGAGGGCGAGGAACGGATGTTGTTGCCGGTGTTCGACGAAGCGCAACTGGTGCTGTTTGAGCCCAAGCAGATGCGTCAAATCGCCGGTACGCCGTTCTCTAACTAACCACCCCGGCCGCCCGGCCCGCTGCGTTGCGCTTCCTGATGAGTAACCGAACGGAGGCCCGACGCGGCAGGGGTACTGCCAGACGATCATTTCATGGAACTCGTGCGGGGGACCCCATCTCTTCCAATTTTTATAGAAAAAGGCGCCGTGGTTATTTTGATCTGGGAGGACGTGAAATCCAGCGCCAATACTTACTCACCCGAACTTCTGGGTAAGTACAAGGCTTTGTTTGCGAAGTGTGGGTGGCATCCAATCACCCTGATCAATGCCACATTTCAGCTTGAGCTGGCGCACCACCTGGACGACGAAATTAGCAAACAGCTGGGATACGCGCATTCAGCTTCCGTGGCAGAGATTTCGGATATCCGTGATGTCTTTCTTCGGAAGATGGGGTTCCTCCCTTACAAGAGCCTGTACGATTTTGAGCTGTTTGAATGGCAACCTCGATCCGTATTCTCTCTAACTAACCACCCCGGCCGCCCGGCCCGCCGCGTCGCGCTTCCTGATGAGTAACCGAACGGAGGCCCGACGCGGCAGGGGTACTGCCAGGCGGGCGGTGCGCAGCACGCTAATAGGCCGATTGGTCGACGAATGACCGACTCCCGATCGTCCCGAGGCTTTCGCCTAGCGCCGCGCCGGTGGCGAAGGGATCGACCGGCGCAGGCGCACTGGAGACCGGTGGTCCCTGCTTGCTGCGCTGGCTCGGCGCGAACGCAAAGCCGTAGCCCGGCGGCACGACCCCCTGGACTTGACTGCCTCTCTGGAGTACCAGTTGGGACAGTGCCGCCAGCAGGTTAGGCGTGAGCCCTTGGATGGCCGTGTCGACCTGGCCGAGTGCGCCCCCGCCCTGCGCCCCTGCGCGCCCCGCCGCTTCGGCGATCTGTCCAGCCCCCCCGTAGGTGGCGGGGAGTCCCTGGCGGGCGTCGAACCCGCCCATGAACGGCCGCAGTAAGGCCTGTTGCTCCCCAAGGGAGGCTTGCAGGAGCGGTTGCTCCACGCCTCGGAAGAGCTGGGTGGCCTCGGCGGGGAATTCCGGGTAGGAGATGGTGCCCCTATCCGCTGCTTTGGCCGCCGCGCGACGGTTTTTCTCTGCCTGGTTCTGCGCGCTAATGGTGCCGTAGAGCCCTGCCCCGACTCCGGCGACCGCCACCGCCGCCCCTACGATTGCGAATGACATACGGCCTCCCCGGCAATGAATGCCTCAAATTCTTCATAGCTCTTGGCGATGATCTCACGTTCGAGTTGGGCGAGGTCGGTGGTGTTGTTCGGGTTGTGATGCACCGTGATCCACCAGAGATCTGTCAGGCTGTAGAGCACCCGCTTCGTCCCCGCTGCCGACAGCATGGCCATCGGCCCGACGAGGCGTTGCGCGCCCGTCTCTTCGGTAAAGATGACCACCTCACCGCTCATCAGGAAATTCGGATGAGGGTGTTTGTGGATTTTGCCGACCAGGATATGTCCAGCCGGAATCCAAATTTCCCGCACGTAGATTCCCGGGGAGAACCAGTGCCGCAGTGGGCAGTGATCCGTGTCGCCGAAAAAGGCTCCTGGCACCGTCGCTAGCAGGTCCTGAAAGAGCAGGATGTCCTGGCGTATGGCCTGGACCTCCTCCGGCGTTTTTGGGCCTCCTGGCGCGCTAAGAGCCGTAGCCGTAGTAGTAGTCTCCACCACTGATCCCCGAATACCCGAATTCATCCATTGGTGGCCCGGTATACGTGCTCGGGGCACTGTAGGCCGGGTTGCTCACTAAGCCCTGGGTGAACCCCTCCTGTCGGTATCCTGCTATTGTATTTGCTGCGTTGGCCGCATCGGCCCGTGGGCCTTGGTAGTAGTCATAAATGACTCTGCCCGTACTCAGTAGGTTTTGCAGGGCGCGTCCATAAATCGATGGCTGGAAATTGGCCCCTGGCGTCTCCCCAGGGTCCCGCGTACTGACGGACGGCGGGCGTGCCGCGCCGGCGATCTGGGGTTGGATGCCCCCCAGCAGGTTGATGAGGCTGGCCATCCCAGCCTGCTGCTGCTGGGTGATGGCCCCGCCGTATTGCCGCACGGCCTGCCCCAGGGTCCCGGCTTGCTGGCGTTCCGTCTGTCCCCCGCCCGCGTACCCCAGGCGCCGGGCGATGGCCTGCGATGCCCCGGCGTACTGGGCCCTGAGTTGACTCAGCTGGCCAACGATGTCCGGGAGGATTTCCGCCGTGGAGCCGGCCGCCCTGGCGCGTAGCTGTTGCACCGCACTGAGGAGGCTGCTGACCTGGAGCGGGACACCCTGCTGGGCCAGCTGCCGGCCTTCCCGGAGGATCTCGGCACTCTGCTCTTCCTCATTGTATTGATCGGGCGTGACCACAGCCCAGGTGTTCCCCGGTCCTGGGCGCACCCGCCCCAGCACCGTACTCCCTACCGGCTGTGGATTGGTGAGGCCGTAGTACGATTCAGCCATGTTTGCCTCTGGTGTTTCTCCACCGCATGTCGTAAAATGTCCACAGTGTGTCTGACCCGTTCGCGCTTCTCCCTCGGGGTTTGGCCTCTCTCCCCCCGAGGGGAGCCTCTATTCCTGCACCAGTATCCGCTCTGTGTACGCCTGGTCGGTCCCCAATTGCTTAAAAAACCCGGCGATCTTCCAGCACTGAAACGTCGTGACTACTGAGAGAATCGTAACCCTCCAGATGCGACCGCGCAAGCCCGGAGGGAGGGGATAGGACACCCCTTGCCGCCGCACGGTGGCCGGGAGCATGTCCTGGAACACCTGGAGACTGTCCGCCCAGATGGTGATGGTCGTGTTTTCCGGGGAGTCGAGGTCCAGCTCGAGGCGCTTGAGCTGTTGGATGAACTCGAAGGCGACGTATCCCGAGTCGAGGAAGTTGTGCCGCTGGGGCTGCGGCTCGAAGGTGATGCCCACACGGCTGATGACCAGCGCGGCGTTGAGGTTGCCTTCCAGTTCGAGTGCTACATCGTGCCGCAGGACGCTGGGTGCCCCACTGACGATGGCCTGGCCAACCGCACTGGTGGTCGCCATACTTCCCAGGGATTCGGACTCTTCCCCGCGGTCATAGTATCCTGTAATGCTGAGGGATTGGCCTGAGGTTTGCCCTTCCACAGTGATGGAGCTCAGATACTTGTCGTATTGGGGGACCCCACCGTCGAACGCCTTGGTGCGAAATTTGACCGGGATAGTGGTCCCCTGGTCGCTGTAGGCCACCGGGTCTTCGACACGGTAGATGTTGCCGTCGTCCGCGCCGGCCAGAAGTTCCCGCGCCTCGGGATCGGCCAGGAGCGCGCTGAGATTGGCAAGGTTGCTGTACCCGAAGAAGCATTCGGTCAGCTGGGCGTTTCCGAGGTTGGGCTTCAGGACCAGGAAGGCGTTGAGGGTGCTTCCGGTCCCCTCGACATAGAGCATCATCACGGCGCTGCCGGTAGGCTCGTTCAAGAAGGCGAGCCGGACCAGCGCCATAATATCTGGGTCGGTGCTCCATCCCGCCTGGCCGTCGACCGTGAGCCCCTGAAAGAAGGGGTCGATGGCGCTCGTCAGCTTCACTTGGCGCCCGCCCAGGTCGGCGTAGATGCCGTCCTGGGAGACGAAGTAGAGCACCCCGTCCCCGCTGGCCACCGCGTGCTGCCCGACGGCCCCACGGCTGCCATCGATGGGCACCGGGAGGAATGTGTCCTCCCCCACCCCAACGACGTTGTAGGTCTTGTCGGTTGTCCAGACACGGATCTGGGTCGCCGTGGCGATGCCGGCGACTGCTCGGCTTGATCGATCCCCGATGATGGCAAAATTATACCGCCCCCAGTTCTCGGCCCGGTTTTCCAGCCGCTCGTAGCCTTTGGAGAAGTAGAGCCGGTAGCCGTCGACGAGCATGAACAGGTGCCCGCTGCCCCCCGGCCCGAACACCACGCGGGTCGCCCCCGTGGGGGGGGCGTCGTTGTCTGTCTCCAAAACCTGGGGACGCAACAGTAAGGTGGCGTCGGACGTCGCGTCGACCCATGGACTGGCCGCCGTGTCGAGGATCTGTGTCACCAGCACCGGCTCAGTGAAGATGCCGCCCTTGCGCCAGATCATGATCCAATCAATCTGGCTATCCCCAGGATGCGCGGCCCCGCCCTGGAGCACGTTGCTGATGTCGAGGCTGATGCGCTGCCGGTTCGTGTAGATGGGGGTGGTGTATTGCACGACCTCGCTGGCGTCGAGGGGAGGATTCCCGCGCCCCATGGTCGAGGAGTTCCGGTAGCACACGGTGTACTGGATGTTTCCTTCGATCCCCACCCCACCCCGCAGCTTGAAGTCGTCGACCGAGAACCTGACGGCCCCGATGGAGTTCGCCAGGAACCCAATGCGCCAGGCCACCGCGTGCTGCCAGTGGCGGGCGGTGTCGCTCCCAAATCGGGCAAATTGGCTCTTGCGGATCTGCAGCTGGTTCCAGGTGGCGATCCCCTGGTTGATACTGGTGGGGCCAATGCGCACATGGTAATAGTTTTTGCGGAAGGCATCCGCCACGCCGGTGGTCGCGGAGTCGACGTCGATGTCAATTTGGAGATAGGTGAGCCGCTCCGGGCGATCGATGTTGACCCACAGGTGGATGTAGTCATCCTGCCGGACCAGGGCATCCCCGCCTGTCAGGGTGTCCAGGTTGAGGGTCGGCGCATATTGGGTGATGGTCCCGAAATTCGACGCATTGACAGAGCCCGTGACGCTTTGCGTCCCCTGGATAAAATAGGTGGTGTCGTTGGCCGGCCCACTCCCGAGGGAACTTCCTGTCCACTGGGCGGCGTTTTCCATGGCATTAATGAGGGTGGTCAGGTCGGCGGCCAGTGCCGCGCCGACCGGCGGGGCGGATGGCGCCTGGATGCCCATGGTGCTCACCGCACTGCCGTTGTCCTTCACGGCCAGCCCCCCGGTGACCAGGTACTTGTACAGCGTGCCGTACCCGTCTGGCATGTTCGCGTCGCTGACGATGGGGGTTCCTGCCGTCCCGAGGCTCGTCGGGCTCCCCCAGGCCGCTGTGAGGCGGTAGACCATTGATCCGAGTTGGGCGTAGGAGTAGGTTGCGGCCGTGGTGACCAGGCGGGAGATAGCCACCACGGCCGCCCCGAGACTGCCTGAGGTGCGTCGCGTCCAGCCGGGCCGCCCGGTGATGGCTCCCAGCACGCGGTCCAGGCGGACGTTCGCCGCATGGCGTAGGCTGTCGTCCGGGATGGAGTCCGGCTCGCCGGTGAGCTGCGCCCCGCGCGTCCAGCGGGGGATGTCTAGGGGGCGGAATGGCATAGATTAGACCTTCATTATGAAGAGCAGGCTGACGTATGGCGGTAGTATGCTCTGTGTCGCGCTCAGTTGGGTGTCCGTACTCCCCGTCACGTCGTGCGTGTGCGTCCCGCTGGCGACGGCCACCGTGGACACGGCGAGGTCGTTGTCGACAGTTTCCGTGGCGCTGGGCGTCGCGGTGGCGAGGGTCCCATCTGCCGTGTGGCTGTGAGCCAGGTTGATGGTGGCGGCCCCGCCGGTGGTCCCCTGGGCATACGTCGGGCCGGTCCCGACCACGAACCGATCCCGCAGATCGGGGGTCCCGCCTGTTCCGTCGCAGATCCGCCAGCCACCCGGTACCGCCGCCGCACTGCCGTACCACAGGACGATCGTGCCATAGGGGATGAGGCTGACGCCTGCCGCCGCGATCTCGTCCTTGAGCTGCTGGAGGTTGACTCCCTGGTCCGGACGTGATGCGGCCTGCAGGTTCAGCATCTGCAAGTTCTCGGCGTTCCACTTGGCTAATCCCGTACTGGGGTCCAGCGTCTTGGTCAGCGCGTCCCGCTGCGGCACCGCGTCCATTTCGTCTACGGGGGTCCCCAGGTGGGTAATGCGTCGCCCCTGCATGTCCACATCGCTGTAAAAGGCGGCTGTTCCACGCACGCCGGCCAGCTCGTCGATGGTGTTGGTCAGGTGTTGCAGCCAAAACTGGGTCGAGCGGCGTATCTCCTCAACGGTCGTGCCGGTGACGCTCGGGGCGCCGAAGCTCTGCCGTGCCATTAGAGGCTAAGCCTCGGGGCGTGGAGGCCGCCCAGCTGGCCCAGGACACGCGCCACGGGCAGATTCTGCACCTCGGTTTCGCGTGCCGCGACCATGCCCGCCGCCCGCCACACCAGGTAGTCATCCCAGTCCAGCAGCGTCGGCAGGGTGTCCCCTTCGTTTTCCACGCCGCCCGAGAGGTCCTCGGTGAGGAAAATGACCAGGTTGTCCTCGGTGTCGAAGAGCAGCGGCACTGGGGGGAAGTGCGGCAGTGCGCTGCCGGTGCGTACTGGTGTGGGTACCAGGCGGATCACGTTGGGCGCTTGGTTGTCGGTGAGCCAGTAGACCGGCTCCCCACTGAGCGATTCCCATCCCGGCTTGGTTCGGTCGAGAGCGCGTTCCGTGGTGAACCGCAGCGCTGTGTCGTTGTAGAGCACCTGGTCCACGTGCACCGCAGTGGCGGGGAGCGTGTACTGGGACTGCCCGGCCACGGTATTGACCCACACAATGTTGGTGAAGGCGCCTTTCCTGACGAGTTCCTGGATGGCTTCCCGGTGTGCTTCCATCAGTTCCTCGGTGACCGTGGGGTCTGGGCGCGTCTCCTGGAGTAGATCGCGGATGCGTACGAGTTGGTCGCCCAGCGTGGTCATGCGCTCCTCTCCTGGCGCCGTGGCACGCTGCCCAGCGCGGCTTGCACTTTGTTCACCCCGAGCGTCCCTTGGGGCTCGCCCTCTTTGGTCATCAGGATGCCGGCCGCGATGTCGGCAATGACCCGGTGATAGGCCTCTTGTACCTGGGGGACATCGCTGTCCTGGAGGAGTGGCGCAGGTGCCGCGTCGAACACCACGGTGACGGTCGTCTCGCCCAGCGGGCGTTTGTAGAGTCCCAGCCAGTACGGGCCGTAGGTCCAATAGTAGTCCACCCGCCCCTTATCCTTGAGCCAGTCGCGCGTGCGCGAGATGAGCGCCGGGACGGTGATCGGTCGCAGCTCTTTCAGCTCGTCTGTGGCGGCGTTGCGCACCGGTGCGTCCGCCATGACGTTGCCCAGCACCACCCGGCGGATGGTGCGTAGGCGGTTGCCGATGGTATTCCCGCCAGCGTCCTGGAGTGTGCGCGCGTCGATGAACGGCACGTCCGCGTTCACCGTGAGTGTCGCCCGTTGCCTGAGCAGTGCCGGGTAGTAGAGGCAGAGCAGGCGCTGGGCCGGGTTCACGCCGCTGCGGTCGATCTCGGCAGCGCCGTAAAACCGGCTCTGGTCGCCAAGCTTCAGCAGGACTAGTTCGCGGATGTCGCTCAGTGTCATGGCTTATCACGTGCCGGCGCAAAAATACGTGACCGTCGCCACTGATCCGGAGGCATTCGACATTGCGAGCGCGGCGAGGCTCGTCCCGCTCATCAGGTGCACCCCGCCGGCGTTGAGGGCGATCGGCTCGTTGTTGGCTGCCGTCCCGTAGGTGATCGAGACGTTGACGTTGCTCGTGATCAGCAACGCCGTGATGGTCGTCAGGCCGTACGTGTCAATCACGGCCACCGCTTGCTCTGTCGTGCTATCTGGGATCTCCACGGTGAACGGGCCAGCCCACTCATCAATGTTGAGCTCGCTGACAAGTGCCGGGAGGCCTACGGTGCCATGCCGCGATTTGACCAGCATTTTGACTTCAACCTTACTTACCCCTGGCATGACTAGGCCTCCTCCTGGGGCTGCTTGGCCCCCGCGTACGTGGGTCGGATGTGTGCGTTGAAGTACCGCCCTACGCTCTCGGCGTTGGTCATGGCGCGGTAGTGTTCCCGAGGAACGTCGGCGTAGGTGTAGGTGCTTCCGTTGGTCATGGCGACCGTCAGGACTTGGGATGCCTCGTCGTAGTCAACGTCACGGACGGCGGACGATTTCACTTTAATCATGCTACCGGCTCCCTGTCGCGAGGCGGACCAGGTTTTCTGTGCGGGCGTTGGCGAGCGAATCCATCATTTTGCCAAGGTCTGCTGCGTACCGATACAACGCCAGATCGACGAGCATGCCGGGGTAGGGGATGGGCACCTCGTCGTCCAGTCCAGGGCGTTCCTGCCGCGTGACATAGACCCCTTTCACCGTGTAATTTAAGGTATTGTTGCTGTCTGGGGTCGGGAAAAGGTAGAGCCGCCGCTCCACGGTGCTGAAGAGGCGCGGCCGGGATTTTGTGGCGCTGTACTGTCGCGCGAGAACATTGATGTCACAATACTCTAAGTCGTACTGTTTTATTGTATCCCATAGGTAGATGCCGCGACGATTTCTCACCCTGGGGGTGATTAACCGCCCCCAGTCTTCCGGGAGGGCATAATTGTTCACCCCATCTTCTGTCACGAACAGGAGTACGTCATTGCGCATGAGCTGCGGTACGTCCGCCATCTCACTCATGTCTATCAGTGCTTGCCATATGTAGAGTTCCAGAATCGCTGCGTCCGTGCGCCCGGTCGCCTCGTCCCGGAGCCCAAGGTTCTCGGCCCGAATCTGGAGCAAGTCGAGGAGTTCCTCGTACCTCATGTTAGCGTCTCCACCGGCTACGGCCATGCCACCGCAGCTCCCGCATGTATGTCGCATTGGCGAAGCGGGTCTTCAGCCTCGCCTCGCCGTTGACCAGAGTCCTCGTGGTCATGGTGCGCTCCTCGATGAGCAGTGGGGTGAGCTTGCCGGTGTCACAGGCTAAACGGTACAGGGTCTCCGCTGACACCGCGTCTTCGTACTCCGTGGGGATGTCGTAGTCTTCCGTGATCTCCGGCTCGTGGACCGCCTGGACCAGGTAGACGCCGTCCGGTGTCGGTTGGAGGTACAGCTTGTCGTTGGCCAGGGTAAACCGCACCGGCCTTCCCTGCGCGGCGCTCCTGAGCAGCTCGTAGCGTTGTGGCGTGTACCATTGGAGGTTGCGCGGCTTGGTCCCGTCGCTCTCGCAGATGGACAGACCGCTCTTGTCCGGCTCCTCCGGAACCACGAATCCGTAGCTGGCCGGGATCTGGTACTCCTCAATGCCCGCCACCGTGCGCACGAGGTGCCGGTCAAGCTTGGCCAGGTGGAGCAGGGACCAGCGGTTGGCCAGGTGACGCAGCGCCACAAGGATGTAGTGGGCCACTTCCTCGGGGTCCCACTTGTCCGTAGCCGGATCGGTCAGCGCCAATCGTTGAATGCGAGGCATCAGGTGCTGCGCCAATTCTGGGATTTTCACGGCGCCCCCCTAATTGCTACAATCCGTCCCAGTTGAACTCGTATATAAACGCCCGTCCGCAGTGTCCACGCATACCACCTTTTTTCCCCCCGCGCTGCCAGTGGTCTTGAGCGACTCCACATAGACCTGCCCGATGGTGGCACCCGCCCCGATCACTTTGAGGGCATCGCCGGTGTTGTTCCGCAAGTGCAGCATGGTGTGGCCGGTGCTCGCCGCCTTGTCCACCACGAGGCCTTCGGAGGCGGCATTGCCCCCTACCTGGAGGTCGCCCTTGTAGAATCGGGCGAGTCCACTGCCGGGGATGACTAACCAGGTGCCGTTGTTGTTCTTCGCCTCGATGAGCTCCCATCCCGTGTTGGCCCCCAGATCGATGAACAGACCCCGCTTGGCGTTGTCGTAGGTCCCCACCTGGAGGACGCCGAAGGGCGCGGCGACGTGTCGGGTGCCGGTCACGTTGAGGGCGTCCCCGTCGTTGTTTTTGAGCTTCATCAGGTCCCAGCTCGTATTGGCGCCCGTGTCCATGCGGAAGCCTCGGTAGGTGGGGTCGAACGCGCCACCTGCCTGGAGCACGCCCCCAGAGGTGTAGATGCGCTCATTGCTCGCCCCCGAGGTCACGAAGGTCACTCCGGTCCAGGAGGAGAACTCCGGGGTGGGCGTCCCCGGAAAGGAATTCCAGCCATAGCGCAGGTCGCTCACCGCCACCGCGCTATTGTCGATAATCCCTGTGGCGTAGGCCGTAGGACTGGAGTTCCAAAAGAAGTTGAGCCCGGTGCAGCGCGTGACGTTCACGGCATAGCCGACCCCGGCGCCCCCAGGGTGGAGGTAGTTGCCGATGATGTTGACATTGGAGTTGCTCTCGCCCGCCCCGGCGCCGATGCGCACAATTCTCGATGCGGGGAAGGATGCCCCGCCGCCCTCCATGTAGTTGTAGGCGATGTTCACGTTGTTGCTGCGCCGGAGTTCGATCCCCCAGGCATCGTTCAACTCGAAATCACTATTCGTGATGGAGATGCCGGAGACGGCGCTGGTGGCGCCTACCACGACCCCAATGAGGTTGCGCAGGATCTGTGCCCCCTCCATCATGAGCGCCCCGTTGTTCCCGTCGAGGAGCACCCCGGTGCCGAAGTTCTCGACCTGGATGTTGCGCATGCGCCAGCCGTAGTTGTTCTCCGCCATGTAAATGCCGGTGCCCGTGCGGTTGGCCGCCGGTCCGACGACCATCACCTCTTGGATGATGCCCCAGGCGCTGCTCACGTCGACATAGATGCCCGTAGTGCTTGCGGGCATAATCAGTTTGAAATTGCGTAGGCAAAAACCCTGCTGCTGGTTGGTTGTGGCCTCGCCAAGGGTAATGGCTGTGCCCGTTCCCGTGTACCGCAGGACTGTCGCGCCGGCCTGGTTTGATCGCGCGAGCACTGTCTCATAACTGTTGTGGGTCCACAGCCCCTCGCCGACAATACAGGTGGCCTGGCGCGTGGCGACGATTGGCGTGGAAAACACGTACTCCCCGGCCGGAATGCGGATGATGCCGCCTTCCACCCCTTTGAGGTTGTCGTCTTTGGCGTAGGCCGGCAGTGCCGCCAGGGCGTTGTTGATCTGCGCCCCAATGTCCGCGCCAGGGAACGTGGTGGCATCAATCCCCATGCCGGGTTGGCGCGGCCCCACCGGCGAGACGCCGGCGATGGCGCTGGCCGTGACCGTGGTCATGAGCATCCACGCGGAATTTGCCGGCAGTGTTGGGATGGTTGGCGTGGTCGACCCCTGGCACTTGACGTAGTAGGAGGTGGTTCCCACCCGCGTCCAGCCTGTGATGCCGTTGTTGTCGCTACTGATGACCGCCCAGCACACGTCGTTGGCCGCCGCCGGGTAGGTAATGGCGGTGGCCGTCTGGTTTACCCGCTCTGGGACAAACGCTTCGGTGGCGAACGACGCGGACGTCAACCCCCCGGCCGTGGCGTGGATGCCGCCGCTGTACACCCACGGGCGGTTGAACTTGCCCAGCGTCTGGGGGAGCTCATGCTCCAATTGCTCCCGCAGCTGTGTGGGGAAGGCCGCCGTGGTCTGCCCGCTCGGGTTAACCGGTGTGGTATTGAACGGGTCCACCCGGAGTGTGCTGTGGTTGGCAATCGCCCACAGGGGGAGCAGCACCGTGATGCCAATGAGGAGCCATCCCAGCCACCTATTTTGCACGCTTCTTCCCCTTCTTTGGTGCCTTCGCGCGCATCTCGTCCATCTCCTCGGCGCTCCTCATGTGCTGCGCCATTTTGCCCTTGGAGGTGCCTTTTTTCTTGCCGTTCTTCATGAGTTTTTGCCTTTTTTGGGGAGCTTTGCCCCGGACTTTCTGGCTTTGGCGTAGGCGACTGCGGCTAACATTTTGCGCTTCTTTTCACCACTGACGTTGGCGCGCGTGACCGTGCTCGGCTCGTCCGTGTACACCTCGCGGAATGCCGCTTCCAGCTTCTTCTTCGCGGCGGATTTCTTGGCCATGCCCCGCTCCTTTAGATGATGTGGGGAACCCGCCGCAGTCCGTAACTCCTGATCAGCCCCTTGCTCTGGTAGCGCTCGGCGAAGGTCAGTAGCGCCCTCGGGTTCGTCCCGCTCAGGGTGACGTAGCACCCACGCTTGAAGTAGCCCCCGCTGGGACTGACGATCAGGTCCACCTGCTCCGTCTCGCTGGCCGCGCTGTTGCTCACCTGGGCGATGATGTTTCCCGCGTCCGCCGTGTTCGCCTGGTCCGTGTCGTAGACAGAGACGATGTTGTCCGCGGCCGCCCCCGCCAGGAGGTTGACGCTCGCCAGGCGCCCTGGCCCCACCGCCGCGTGTCCAGAGCCGGTCATGAGCAGGGTGGCGGGGTAGCGTTCCTTCTGCGGGTAGACGCGGGTGTCGTCGACGACGATGGCATCAAAGAGGAGGACCCCCGCCGTCGTCCCGGCGTCGATTCCCATGGCTCCCAGGCGGGCCTGGGTGAGTGCCGCACTGGCGATGCTGCCCACCTGCGCCCCGACCTGCCCGCCATTGAGAAAAAAGTCACAGGTGCCGTTGGCGCCCGTGCCAGTGTTGATGCTCAGCTCCACGCTGTGCCACCGTCCCCGCTCCAGGGGCGAACTGCGGAGCGTCGCGCCCCCCGTATCGCCCGCGCGGATTTCGATCACCCCGGCGTTATTAAAGAGGTTGATGCTGAATTCAATGACCGGCCCGGCGCTGTCCCAACGGAGGATGTCGAAGGTGTCCGATGCGGCCATAGTCAGCGTGCGGGAGACAAACAGATAGAACCTCACGTGGGCCGCTGTGTTGGCGTTGACGTCGAAGCCTTCCAATTCGGTGAGCAGCGCATCGTTGGTCCCGCCGGCCAAGTCGATCCGCATGCAGTAGGCCCCAGCCCAGGGGATGTCGACTATGGGGCTCCCGGCCAGCAGAGGATAATGGACGATGTCAAGCTTGTTGTCGGTATCTGTTTCTGAATTAAATGAACCTATCGTCCCTAGCTCAAAATGCTCATTGAAGGTGAAGGGGAACGCCATAGTCAGCCTCGTTATTGCTGTAGGTACACGGCCTGCGACGCGGCCAGGATGTCGCCGTTCTCTTGGCGGTAGCGAAAATCCCACGGCCCCCACCCGGAAATGGTGCCAGGCAGGCTAAACACGCACTCCCCGGTGCCCGCCCCGCCCCCCGTGCACGCGGCGTTGGTCACGGCCATGGAGCTTACGATGGTATCCGGGCTGTCATACGCGACGTGGAAGGTGATGCTGTCTGTGCTCGCCGTCCCCTGGAGGCCGACCCAGCGCACCTTGACAGGGACGCCCACTTGCATCAGGTGGACTTCGGCGCTCATCCATCCGGGGAGGAGTTGCCCAGCGATCTCGGCATTGCTGTGCCCGGTCACCCCGCCGGTCACGGCCGAGAGCCCCTGGACGACGTAGGAATACCGGGGGATTTTCCGGCAGGGCGCACCCGTACAGACGGGGACCGCGTTATCCGTATAGGTGGCGGTGGGGTGCTCGACGTTCGCCAGCCAGACGTAGTTCCGCACCCCGATGGGGCCGTGGACCCCGCGATAAATCGTATAGGACCCGGACACATCCCACTCCAGCGTGAGGGCGCGAGCGACCCCTGCTAGGGCCAGGACACCAGCCAGGACCAGGCCGGCGCGAAAAAACCTCGATGTCATTCTCATGTCACTCTCATTGCGCTCGCATTGGTGTTGACGAACAGGTGGCGCTGCGCCGGGTCGTTCGCCGTGTCAATAATGGCGCTGTCCCGGTGCGGCCCCGGCACCGCCCAGTCCTGGAAGCGCTCGCTGAACGTGTCGTCGATCTCGAAGATATGGAGGTGTTTCACGACGATGGTGGTGTCTACGTGCAGCCGCGCGCCACCCTCTGTCTTTAGGCGCCAGACAAAGCGTGTGTCCTGGCTGGCGAGCCTGGCTTGCGTGGCAGTGTTCACCGACTCATAGAACCACGGCTGCTGCATCGCCAGGACGTGGTCCTTGTGGAAGAACAACACGCCACTGCCGATGAAGTCCACCGGCACCATCTCGCCGTCAGCGCGAGTCACCACGTGCACCATGTCGCCGTCCTCTTTGAGGCTACGGAAGGTTCGCGCCCGCAACTCCTGAGGGGAGATGCCCATCTCTTCGGGGGACTTCCAGCGCCAAGCCAGTGGCTGGAAGGGCAGCATCTTCTGGCTGGGGATGTACCCTCGGCTGGGAACCATGGCGGCTACCGCCGTGTAGCCGTCCTCAAAGCGCTTCGCCAGTCTGCAGAGCAGGTCCGGATCATAGACCTGGTCCGACCCGATGATGCCGATGACGTCGGCACCCCACGCCAGTCCCTGCTCGACGACGTGGGTGTGTCTCCGGGCGGGCGACCACCCATCGCCGCGCACGATCTTCACGTCCCAGCCCTCCGGACGCTCCAGGGCAATGAGACTGTCCACAAATTTTGTAAAGACAAAGGGACTGGTCCAAACGTAACCGACAAACATCTTCGGCCTGAAGCTGGTATTTCCAAGGAGATGTTGCTGTTCGATGAAGCTCAGATTGAAGGCCATAGTACCTCTGTCTGGGTAACCAGGGCATGTGTTTTCGTGTATGACGTCCACGGGGTACCACCTGCCCTGGCCCGCCCAGAGGCGGATAGACGTATGGAACAAGGCATAACTAATTGAACTAGCTTGCACTGGTGGCTGGTAAGCTCGCAATGCGCACCGGCCCATCAGCCCCGCCAGAGAATGCCGTTGCGTACCCCCCAAGGTCAATCCCCGATGCGATCGTAGCTGCGGCGTTGTGGGTCCAATAGCAGTTGGCAATCAGTCCCTCGTTAACACTAACAGAACTATTAAAATCACAAAATAGGGCAGTTGCATCTAGTCCAACTGCGGTGCAGTTGAGGATGAGGCCCCCTGGACAACTGTCAGCGGTCGCAAGAAAAATTGCGTTGTCTAGCCCCGCATTTGTGTAGTTAAACGTGCAATTGCTGACCTTCCAGTTCGTAATGGAGCTGCTCCCCACCTCGAAGAAGAAGCAACTGTCTGGCCCGTTCGCTGTCGAGGTCCACGTGCACGCGTCGAACCAGAACCGGTCGGCCCCGCTGGCGATGGTCACGCTCTCGGTCGGCGCGGCCGGGTGCGTAAAGTGGACGTTCGCCACCTCGAGTCCCGCCGCCGCAATATTGATGTGCGCGGTGCAGCTCGTGGCGCCGATGAGGCGCACCCCCTCGATGCGGCACTCCGCCGCCGTGACGTTCACCAGGTCGATGGCGCCGCTCGACGTGAAGGCCGGCCGCGACCGCCCCACCCCGAGCCCCAGGAGGGTGACACCCGCCGTGCTCATCGTAATGGCCGTGGTGATCGTCTCCGCGTGCCCCGGCAACACGATCACCATGTCTCCCCGGTTGGCGCGGCACTTGCTCAGACCCTGCGCCACGGTGGAGAAGGGGCGCAGGGGGTCATCCCCGGCGTTGTCGTTGCGGCCGACCGGGTTCGTGTTGCTCACGAACCAGATGCGGCCAGAGGTGAACATAGGGCTCAGGTTCAAGAATGGGGCGCCGCGCTCGCCCAAGATGCGGGGATAGGCTGTGAGGGGCATGGCGTTCTCCTACGGCGTCGTCTCCTGGGGGCTTACGGCCACAAAGAGCGTGTCGCCTGCTGGGCAGGCTCTGCCGTCTGGGCAGGCTCTGCATGCTTCTTCAGGGCCTCGATGGTGGTCTCCGCTTTCTCGAGGACCCCCCGTGTCCAGCGGCCGTCCAGGTCCGAATGCCGCAGCTGGCTATCCGAGAGGCCGCTTTCTTTACAAAACTTGTATCGGGACATGCCCAGCTCGCGCAGGGCCTCGGCAAACCACCCCGCCGGCTTCTGCACGCGCTCCGCCGGCTGAAAGCGGGTGGGATGACTGGCCGCCTCCCGCACCGCTTCCGTGCCAGGGAGCGTGATCTGCAGCGCCTCGTCGTCTTCGGCGTCTTCCGCGCCGTAGTTGAGTTCCGGGTCGTCCTCGTCCTCGTCCGCTGTTCTGGCCCCCTGATGGCTCTGGCGCAGCCGTTCCATGGCGGCTTCGTACATCTTGGGGGACCAGGAGAGTTCCTTGCAGATGTTGGGCTTAGACCAGTTGAGGAGTTTCAGCTCGAGGAAGTGATGGTAGGCGCTGTCGTCCATGTCGCGGATGAGGTCGTCTTCGATCACCTCATCCCACTTGATCTGGTCAAAGTTCTGCGTGTAGCGCCTGGGATCGCCCCTGACCGTATCCCCGCGCAGCCGCGCCACGGAGAGGAAGTTGGGCTCCGTGTTGCCGGGGTCCAGGATCTGGAGGCACGCCTTCCAGGCCAAGACACGCTTCTTGTGCTCCCGTTCCCAGGCAACGTGATGATCAATGTCTGTCGGACGGCCGCGCTCCATCATGCCGTAGGTGGGCAGCGCGTGCGTAATCTGCTCCCGAAGGTGCTGCTCCAACCGCCGCACCTTCGCCAGCTGGACGGACGGGAGCTGTGGCGGCGTGCCGTGCGCCAGCATGGCCTGCTCTTTGGCCACCTGCTGGCGCACGGTTTCCGGGTCGCCGCCTGCCATCTCAAACACGACGGGATTGGCGAGGCGCTCCTGCTGCTCGGCAATGGAGCGTTGCAGGTCGCCGCGCTGGTCCGGCCGCAGGTAGGTCGCCTTCGCCAGGTGCTCCACGGTGAGATGCGATTCGGGGACATGGTCAGGCAAAACTATAACTCCTTATGAAACAGTGGCCCATAGCACCCATCGCCAGCCAAATATCATGAACGAGTACCGCATGTAGCCCGAACACTTCAGCTGGTATGTTTCAAAGTCAAGCGTACTATTAAAATCAGGCTTCGTATGATCGAACCATATGCAGTTGTCCTTCATCATGGACTTGTTGACCAAGCCCCAGTTCGTGGAGCTCGTCATGTGCAGCGGCACGATGATGTCTGCGGTGTTGGCCTCCGGGTTCATGGTGCGCCGGGCGTTGTCCGGGTCGCCAGGCGACATCAGGATTTCCTGGGCGCGCTGTTCCAACTCGATCGGCACGACGAGCGCGTCACCGATGACGTTCGCGATGTAGCCCTGATCGTTCGCAAACCTGCGCATCTGTTGCCTTGCCGCCCGGTACGCCGTGGGGCTGAGCTCCGCCGTGGTCAGGTTGTCGAACCCGGTGGTCGTGCTGACGTTCGGCGTGCGCGTCGTGTGGCTGTCGCTGGCGATGGGGACGCCCTCGGACCGTGTGTAGAACATTGAGTCGTTGGAGGACATGAAGTTCCAAAGCCTGGCGCCGTGCTGCTGCCGGGTGATGACGGCGGCGTCCACCATCTTGCGGTAGCGATCCCCGCGCATGATCCCGGTCAGGTCGTCGTCCATGAGCCGCCGTGTCGTCCGGTACGCCTGGGTCAGCTCAACGTGGGTCGCCACAGCGTTGTACTGTTCCACAAACTGGGCATAGGTCAGGGATCCACCGAACGCCTGCCAGGTCGGCAATTCCCCAACACTCCCCCGCCGCTCCTCGAACGAGTCGCTCGTCTGCATGGAGAAGAACAGGGGGAGCTGGTCCGTGAGATTTGCGACCTGCTCATCGTATATTTCTTTATATCTACGGTCCAAAAGAGACTGGAAACTTGAGACATCTAGCTCTGGCATTTTTTATACTGCTCCTATTAGCTATGCCGATTCTGGGTTCAGGTTATGGTCTCTACTGATACAGTCCACATAGGCCTGATCCCTTGCTTCGTCTATCAGCACGCCAATGACCGTGAACGCCGCCCCGGTGCTGGTTGCGATGATCCCGTTCGCCTCCACGAAGTTGGAGGTCAGCTGGACGGCCTGCACCGCCCGCGAGTACGGCACACGGATGAACGTGTCCCCCACGGCCAGCGTCGACACGAAGCTCATGGCGGTGGTGCAGCTGGTGCTGTTCGAGTGCGCCGTGAGCTTGCGAATTTGCCCCGCGTTGTTGCCTGTCCTCCCCTTCACCAGCCCGTGCGTCATGTCGATGGTGCCTACCGCTGTGTCGGTGATGAGCCCGTACGGGGCCGCCACGTCTGCCGTATCGTTGGAGAGGATGTTGGCCGGGGTCGCGGAGGCCGGGGCCAGCGCCGTGCCACTGGTGGCGCCGCCGGCGATGGGGAAGCGGTAGATCATGAACGGGTCCACTTCGATGCGTACCAGGTTCTCCAAACCCCCGGCCGCCACATTGAGGAGCTTGCCCCCCAGGTCGTAGCGCGGATCCACCGTGAGGCTGCCCACGCTTGTGGCCGCGTCCTGGGCAATCCCGATGCAGTCTGCCGCCGCCGTGGTCGTGGGGTTGAGCACCTCCCCCAGGGCGGAGGTCGTGACCTCCCGGATAAGCACCTGCCCGGCGACCACCGCCGCGCTCACAAAAAAGTCCAGCAGGAACCCTGTCCCGCCCGTTAAACACCGCACCGTCATCGCCATAACGCACCTTCCTTCAGGGTTTGGGGCCGCGACTACGTGTCTTGGCCTTGTGCTAGTTCTTCTGCCCGAACATGTCCATCTGCTGCCACTGCTCCACGCGGAGGCAGTGCGGGCTCAGCCAGAGGCGCTCCCTCCCAGCGTTTTCCCTGCCTCGCGCCTGTCCCTGATTGCCATACCCTCCCGGCGCCTTCCACGCTATTTCCCGCCACGCTGGGGGCATCTGATGCTCGCCCTCGTAGCCACACAGCGCGATACGTAGCTGTGGATCATCCCCATGCGCAATTGCCCACTCCCGCACTGCCGCCGCGCAATCCTCCTCAACCCCGTATATCGCGTCGTCTCGCTCCTTGTGGTTATAAGGAGGGTCGAGGAAAATCCCAGTAAGCCCCTGTTCCGTCGTGGGGCTTGGCCCAAGCACCCGCTGCCAATCCCCGCAGCACACCCGGACACGTGCCAAGCGGTCGCTCAATGCTCTCATCCAATCGCGTAAGCCCTCTCCATGCAAGTCCTGGCGCTGGACGCCTTGCCCGGAGTTCCCCAGATGCACCCGCTTACGCGGCACCCCTCTCCCGGCGTCCCCCAGATGCACCAGCGGGCGCTGCACCCCTTGCCCACCGTTCCCCAGATGCACCCGCGGCCGCTGCACCCCTCTCCCGGCGTTCCCCAGATGCACCAGCGGGCGCTTCACGCCTTCCCTAGCGTCCCCCAGACGCACCAGCTGGCGGCATCCTTCCTCGTCTAGCACCACGCTCCACGGGCCAGTGGTGTCCTCATTGCACCACCCCCCCCCGATCCAGCACGCAATGCCCCACAGCCACCACCCCGCGATCTTGGCATCATAATAGTCCGGATCGCCCTCCAGCCTCCGGGTTAGCGCGGCCCTGCGCTCCCGCAGCCACACATGGCGTGCGTGCAAGTCACACTCGTTCACCACCCAATCGGCATAGTACGCTACCTGGTCCGGGTCCCCCCTCATGGCACGGAAGGCGTTACAGATGAAGCCGTCTTTGTCATTGGCTGTTTCAATGCCGGGCTCGTGCGGGCGCCCTAGCAGCACGGCGAGACTCCCCGCGAAGGCTTCTACATAGTTGGGGACGTCACCCAGGGCTTTCCAGATGATCGACGCCACCCGACTTTTGCCACCAAACCACGGGAACGGGGCTTTGAGCCCCGTTCTTCGTTGCATCTCCTCCAGCATCGTGCTACCTCGCGTTGAGGAGGAACCTGCGGTCCCTCACCGCCGCTGCGCGTTCCCGCGCCCGCGTCTCCCGCACTGACCGCGTGGCTCGGGCCATCGCCTGGTGGTACGATCCGTCCACCGCCATGTACATGTTCGCTGCCGTGAAGTCGTCCCGGCAGTAGTCGCACGCCGCTTGTTCGGCGTGAAAACCTTTCACCAGCGCGTAGTTATATCGCGACTCCCACCGCCGGGGCATTTTGTGCTCGCACGAGGCACACAGGATGAGCGTCTTGCGCAGGGCCATCAGGTCCCGCACCATACTCGCTAAGCCATCCGGCCTGCGCCATTTGTGGAACGGGAGGGCGCGCTTCGCCCACGCGCCCGTCCTCAGTTGGAATTCCTCGCCGATCCGTGAGAGTCGCATCCTATTTCCTGATTGACCGATTAGTCAACTATACCGTAAAAAAGAGGCCATCACCGCAAGAGGTCTGGCGCACTCCCGCTGCCCCAGTTGGCGGCCCCACAGTGGGGGCAGCTCTGGTACGCGATGTAGCGCACCTCCGTTGTTTTGTCGATAACGCTGCCGAGCTGGTCCACGGGCGTCCCTGCAGGTGGCTGGTATGTCGTCCCCGTGGTGATCACCTCGAAGACGGCTTCTTCCGGATCCGTCCAGCGCTCGGCGTCGATTCCTTTGAACCCACAGACCGAACAGCTTACAGGTTCCTCTTGCCGGTCCACGTACGGGTCATAGCCCGCGTTTTGGTACGGCCTCAACGTCTGGCGTCTGTTCATCGTCGCTACTACTCCATGCGCCCAGGAGACTCCTTCCTGGTGAGTAACCGAATGGACGTTTCCCATGCCGCGCTTCCTTCGGCAGGCGCATGGGCGAAGCCCTTACACCGTCGGCGGCCTTGCCAGGTACGCCTGCGCATCTTTCGCCGCCGCTACGAGTCCCCCTGCCACTGCCACGACCCACTCGCCGTTGGTGACTATGCCGTCGTTCGTTGCCCCGGCGATGAGGGCGGTGCCCGCCGTGATGACGAGCTGGACGAGTGCGGAGAACACGATCTTGCGCCAGTCGGTCATGCTGATGGCCCCCGGCGTCCCTGATATTCCGCGATGCGCCGGCTCTTTTCTTCCGCCGGGAGGCCGTCGAAGAAATGTTTCGCCGCTGCCTTCGGGTCTGCCGGCATGTTTGGCCAGCCCTTACGGACGCGCGGATCGGCGAGGAGCGCCAGTTCCCCCGCCCGCAACAGCTCGATGGCTTCCACCGCGCGTTTAGCTGGCTTGCTGCCACTTCCTGTGGCTTGGACTCCCCCGACCTGCGCTGCCCGGCTTTCCATGCGCCGTCCTTCCTGGACCCCGGACTTCAGCCGGATGTCTGCTGCCAATCGGTCAACGATGCGCGCGTCAACCATCCGCTGGCTTCCGTCCGGGCCAACCATGGGGACCTCGAAGCGTGCGTCTTTTGTGTAAAGGAACTGGGTGGCCGGGGCCGCCGCGAATCCATCGTAGGACTCCCACACGGCCTGACTTAATGGCGACCTGGGGTCCTGCATGTCCGGGTGGTTCTGCCCCACGATCGTCTGCACCGTGCTGCGCTGCCCTAGTTCCATGAGCTCTTCGCGGATGAGACGTTTGTAGGTCTCCTGGTCGGGTGCGTCGGCTCTTGTGGTGGCTTGCACGGTGGCCTGGGCCAGTGCCTGCTCAACCATGTCCAGGTCCGTTTCCTGCCCATCGAGCCAGGATTTGAGCGCCCGTTTGAGTTGGCCTGGGCTGTATGCCGGCTGGGATGGGCCCTGGGGTTCTCGTCCTGGGACTGTCAGTTGTCCCTCAATCCGCGCAAGCCGTTCCTTGAGGGCTTGGGCTTCTTCCATGTTGCGGCGGGACTGGCTTTCCCACCCTCTACGCTCTCTGAGGTATTGTTCGTTGAGCCGGGTCATATCGGCAATCCGGGCCTGCAATTCTGTGACGTCTGGATTCCCCGCAGACGGCGCCTGGGGTTGCTCCTCTGCCGGCGATTCGAGGCCCACTTCAACGGATGAGCTGGCGCTGCCGTCTTCAAGCGGGATGGTCGTTTCTTCCGCCATGATGTTGCAATCCTTCTGATGGAGAATGATACGGAGGAATCACCGCGTGGGTGCGTACCATTCCTCGGGGCGCCACCTGCGGAGACTCGCGGCCCCGTGTGGGGGTCAGTCCCACGGGGCCTTGGATTCACTGTGTCCGTTGTATGCTCTTGTGTCGTCTCGTCTTGTCCCTCTATAACCTCCTTTCGGATTTACGGGTACTCTGAGCATATCTTGTTCCCTATGGTCATGCAAGTCCTACACTGGAAAGCCTTTGGGGTATTGTCGGGTGGCATTTCCCGTGGTGTCTTGGTGTTCCGGCGCCTCAGCCATCGGCATCTCTATTTCGAGGGTGCGCAGGAGCGCGAGGCCGTGTTCTTGGAAGGGGCTTTTGCGGCCTGCCGCCCGGTAGACCACGTCGACGAGCGCCATATACGCTCGTTTCTCGCCGCGGAGGAAGTCTCCATGGCCCTGTTGGTCGATCGCCGGCCGGTCGAGCATCTGGGTGGCTTCCTGGATGCGGGGCAGGAGGTATTTCTCTACCAGGACGATCCACCCAGGCTGCCGACTGAGCTGCGCGAGCATCTGCCGTTCCTCGTGGATGAAGCGGTCGAAGACGTCGCTCATGATCCCTCCAGGGGGACGGTGGTTCCATTCTGCGCCGGCGCGCCCTGGAGCATCGCGGCGGCTTGTTCCGGGCTTAGGCCGATCTGGCTCGCGGCCTGCTGCCCCACGGCCTGAAGTTCCTGGAGCTGTTGTTGGGCCTGCGCCTGGTCAAGCTGCGCGAGCTGTCCTTCGAAGGTTGCGAGCTGTACTTGAATGGCGGTGAGGCGCTGCTGCGTCTGGAGCATGGCAATCTCTTCCGGGTAGATGTCGTCAAATCCCTGCTGGTGGTAGATGGCCCAGATGCGCTTGAGCATCGTGCGCATCCCCATAGGATAATCCATGAGGGCCGGCGCGGTGAGCTGGAACAGCGCCGTAAGGACCTGCTGGTCAAACTGTTCTTCCGGATTGACGTCAATGGTGACGTCAAAGAATCCTGAAATCTGTTCTCGGGAGATCGGAGCCGCAAGGCGGGGCTCCGGAGGGACGATGGGGGCGTTCGTGGACGGATTGGCAAAGAGCCGGTCCCAGAGGGCTGAGCCCTGTGCCTGGGCCTGTCGGCTGATGCCCGCGTAGGTGTCGTCCGGCAAGATTTCCTGCCAGAGGCGGAAGTGGAAGGTGAGTATCTCGCCAAACTGATGGGCCGCGTCACGGACAAGCTTCCCGAAGGACTTGCGGCTCTGCGCCAGCAGCGCCATGGTGGCACTGGCTGTCCTCGGCACGGTCGCCCCCTGGCCCTGGCGCCCCAGGTTGAAGTCCGTAACGTGGGAGTCGCGCTCGACGTTGGCCTGCATCATCTGGATCTGCTCGGCGAAGTGCCTGTTGAGGCTCCGCGTCGGTGCAAACTGCACGCCGGACAGGTCATCAATAGGGACGGTGGTCCCCGGCCGTACGGTGCGTAGGTCGGGGATGTCACCAGTCAGGAACGTGTTGACGAACACGAACGGGAGCATCGAGACTTCGCCGTAGTTCACCAGCTGTTCGTGGAGGCGGTTGATGAGATCCTGCATACTTTCCAGGCGGTCAGGCACGTTAAGCCCCCGCCACTGGCGGGGCTGCCCCCAGAAGGTCACGGGGAAGAAAGGTCTCCTCGGCCTGTCGTCCTGGGGGAAGACGTCGGTGAGTCGCCGTACCCCGGCAATGCGCCCTTGGTTCGCGGCGGTGTTGTGGCTGGTCCCGGCGATCTGGGCGTCTGGGAACCAGGAGACGATGATGTCTTCATCCCCGATTTCGTCGTTCAGGGTGAAACGCTCGTAGCTCTCCAGGAACAGCACACTGTCCGGCTTGAAGGCGACCACCCGCTCGCCTTCGCGCTCCAGTTCCATTTGCTTGCGCTCGGTCATCTGCTGCGCATCGCCCAGCTCGTCGTAGTCGGGGACGTCGTAGCCGCGCTTTTCCATGCGCCACAGGTCGTCGGCGTTGAGGAACAACTCCTGGGCGACGTAACGGCACTCGGGGTATTGGAGTCCCTCGGCGTCCGGGGCAACTAGGAGCATCCCTAGGTCGACCGCGTCAATGCGCACCTGGCGTCGGAGGAAGCGCTCCTGGCGGGTCGAGGGCGCCGGCCATGGCGGTTCCCATGCTGCTACCTTGGCAACACCTACGGAGTCGAGCAGGGCGTCAAAGACTAAGGTCGTCGTGACCTGGTTCCAGTTGAGGGTTTTTTCCACTGTCCATTGGAGGAAGTCGCTGACGCGCTGGGCGTGCTCAATGTCCTCTGGGCCGAAAGGGATCGCCCTGATCTGCAGCGGTGTGGCGAATAGGGCTTGCCAAATTTCATCCTGGAGGCGTTCGAGCACCGCCCGCGTGGTCGGGATGAAGAGTCGGGCTGATCCTTCCCAGGACCCCGGCGGTCGCAACACTGGGTCGGCGAGGTAACGCTGATACCGCTCAGCGTGGCGGACTGGCCAATCGGCGCGGGCTTGCATGGCTTCGTCCCGATGGTCCTGGATTTGCTTGGTGAGCCGCGTTTCCTCGTCCGCGCTGAGCCTGAGGAAGTCGTAGGGCTGGTAGATAGGCATCTATGCTTGGCCCAATATGACAAAGAGGTTAACCGTGGTAGCGCTCGTGTTGTAGGCCTGGAGGCTTGTCATGGTCACCCCGCTTGATACATAGAGCCCGTACGCCCCCAGGGTGAACCCATCGGCTTGGGCGGCTACGCCGTGGAGGCCGATCTTCATCTGTTGATCCGGGTAGAGCAGGAGAAAATTCAGTGCGGTGAAGGCTGCGATGCTTGGGGACACCCCGCCTACTAGCTGGGCTGAGGATGTCCCGGAGATCTGGATCTCCGTGGCAAGAAACTGGTCGTAGACGGCTTCCAGGGGGAACACATAGGGGCCGAATGGTAAGGTGTTGCGTAGCCCGCTCATATCCATCGTGCCGTGGAGTATGGTTGCCATGTCCTGCTTTCAGGGCGCGTCGTCTGGCCCTTCGGTTTCCAGCCAGCCTTGGTACGTGGTGAAGGTGATGACGGCGGCGGGCGGGGCCGCGCCCGCTTCTGCCCAATAGTCGGGGTGCCAGAAGTTGGCGTGGAACATCCCGTCCGCAAAGTACCCGGCGCCGTCGCTTGCCATATGGCCTCTATACCGAAGGGGTGAGGGTCATCGCCGTTCTTTCGTTGCTTACGTTGATGGTCGCGGCGATACGTGTGGCCGCGCCGTTCGGACTTTTTAACGTTGCACCGCCATCTGCCGTTACGCCGGCTAATGCTGCGAGCAAAATACTCAGGACTTGTCCTAATGTATATGACCCAGCGCTCTCTACGACGAGAGCCTTGATCGCGGCCGTAATTTCATTGACGGCGTCGGTGGCCACCGCGTTTGCATCTACCGCGTTTGCAGCCAGTGTCATGGCGCTCCCCACGGCCGCCGGGCTCGCAGGAAGGTTGGTTGTCTTGGCATTGATCCCGCTCAGCTGGGTGTCCAGGTTCGCAGCGGCTAGGCCCACGGCGCTGCGCACGCCGGCGGCGTCAAGGGTAGAGAGCCCGCTCTGGATTTCTGTGACAGCACTCGCGGCGAGTTCGGATGACCCAATGGCATCGGCTGCGATAGCCGTAGCATCAATGGCCCCAGCCGTGAATGATGCGGCGGCGATGCCCCCCGTGGCGATGCTCCCGACACTCCCTGTGACGTTCCCTCCGACGTTGCCCGTCACTGACCCTACGCTCCCTGACAGGTTGCCCGTCACGTTGCCGGTGATGTTGACTGTCGTCGCGGCGTTCGAGCCGGCAATGAAGAGTCCTCCCGCGCCCCCGGCTGCAATGTCGGGGATATTCCCCAGGCGGTGCCCTGCTGTGCCCGCGCCGTAGGCTCCGGGGATGGCGGTGGTCCAGGGATCACCCGCACTGCCCGCCGCGTTGAGGGCATTCCCTGTGCTGCCTGCCCCAAGGTGTCCCGCAATGGCTTCATCCCACACGGCGTCGGCAATCTCCGCGACGGCGTCTGCCGCGAGCTCGGAGGCCCCGATGGCGTCCGCCGCGATCGCCGCAGCGTTAATGGCCCCCGCTGCAAAACTGGCCGTGGTAATGCCCCCTGTGGCGACGCTGCCGACACTGCCCGTGACATTGCCCCCCACATTGCCATTGACGTTGCCAGAGACCGTGGCAATGGTCCCAGCGGTGAGGTTCGTGGTGGAGGCTAGCGTTGCCCCAGTCGGGAAGGTGATGGTTCCGCCGTTGACGACCGGGTTCGTCTTGATCGTGTCGACGTCGACCTTCTGCGTGATGGCGATGGTCGTGGCAGAGAGGTTGAGCGAGGTGCTCGGGCTCCCAACGTTTGCCCAGTCGACGCCGGCCTCGCCTCCAGTACTGACGTCTAAGGTCCGTCCGAGGGTCGTCGGGAGGAGTGCTGGACGGAAGACGGATAGGTTATCCCCGGCGGCGACAGTAAAGGTTGCGCCGGCGGCGAGCGTCACCGTTTTGGTCGACCCAGTGTACGCCGTGATAAACCCGGTCCCCATCTGTATCGCGCTCGCAATGTCGTGGATGACCACCTGGCATCCGAGCAGCGCGCTGTCTTCCGCTGGCCCAGCGGTCAGCGTAAAGCTTGTCTGCGTGGCGAGGGTGGCTATTGTGGTGTCGTAGAGCGCGCTGGGGTAGCCGATCTGGAACGATGCGGCCAGAAATGAGACCGTCTGGCTGTCCACCGTAACGGTGGAGACGGCAATGAAGTACGACCCTCCTGCCACGTAGAACCCGGCATCGCTGTTGTCTGCCAGGTCAATGGAGAATCCGTGGACGCCGGTGATGCCGTCAAAGTCCGTGCCGTCCGTGTCCAGCAGGGAAAACCCGCTGGTGCTCGCCCGCTGCGTCGTGCTGCCGTTCTTATAGACACCAATGTCCCCGACTGCTAGCCCAGTCATCGTCACGCTCGCGCCGGTGCTGCCTGCGTAGCTGCTGAAGGGAACGTACAGGATGGACCCAGGGCGTACTTTGCCGAAGTGGATCATGCCACAAGCCTCCCTGGTCCGACAAGCGGCCCGCCGTCAATGATGTGTCCCCCACCGATGAGCGGTCCCACGATGGCCGCCGGGGCGGCCGTGACGCCGAGGAGCGCTCCGGGGAGCCGGTTGATGATGGCGGGATGCCCCCGGCGGCTGCTTTGGTACCACGCGCGCGCTTCCACGGCCGCCAGGGCACGCGCCGGCCAGATGGCGACGTCGTCCATCGCCGCGTTGGCGAAATTGGCGCTATACCCGCCGAAGCGGTTGCTGAGTCCAGTGCCGATGCTACTTCCCGTGCCGGTGCTGTTGGCCACGCCGTCCACGTACACCGTAAAGTCACCGTTCGTCGTGCTGTTCGGCCCCACGCTCCCGACCAGGACAAAATGCACCCACTTCCCGACGCTATTCGCCAGCGTCGGCGCGGTGGAGCACAGCTTGCCGGTGGCCCCACCGGTGCCATAGCTCAGCGCAATGTACCCAGCGGTGCTGCTCCGAAAGATGAGGTAGATGTTCGATGACGTGTTGTATTGCAAGCTGAAGCGCGTCGGGAAGGTCTGGGCCGTGCTAAAGAGGTATTCCCACCAGGCGATGGTGAAAGGCGTGGACGTAGCGAGAAGGTCGCCGGCTGGGAGCGCCACGTAGTCGTTCGTGTTGTCCATGGCCAAGGCGCCCCACCCCCCGTGTCGCGGGTAGCGGAAGTTCCACCCGCTGGTGCTCGTCGGGGTCCCCGCGATGCTGGTGAGGGTCCCCAGGTGAGGCCGCCGGCCGATGGACACCCACCGCGTGCCGGACATGCGGCCGGGCAACGCCAGGTACCAGTAGTCCAGCCCGCGCGTGAGGGGAAGGCGGTAATTGACCAGGCGGCCGTAGTCGGGGGTCGGGAGTTCGATCATCAT